ATTGAAACACATAGAGATATTTTCAGGTTCTTGTCTTGCGCATTGTTCATAGCATTACCTTCTTTCATGTCTTATGATTAGTGTGTAATTATAACATGACTAGTCAAACTTTATAACTTTTTTATAAAGTATTTTGGAATTGTATAGATACGATCTTCTACTAAAACTTTAACCAAATTAAAATGTGGGTCGTAAGAAATTTTATTAGTCTTAAGAACAATACATACTTTGTCGTTTAATATTTTGTTCCAGTCTTTTATTAATCCTAAATAGTGAATATCGTCTTTACTTATTTCCATACACAGCCTACTGCTTCGTCAAACCGCAACTATTTCTAGTATATAATAGTTTACATTACGTATATTTAAAACTCGCTAATTATTAAGTACAATTACTCTATTCTTAGAAACTTTCTTTCTTTTTAACCCGATTAAGACTAAAACAAAGTTTTTATAAGTTTCTATAACAACACCTTCTTCTATATGTATATTATCTATTATACATTTTACAAAGTCACCTTTGTTGATTTCTTCTGTTTCTTCGATTTTATTTTTTTCTTTTGTTAAATGTTTTAGAGGTACCTTTTTAAAGTCAAAGCAATTTGTTTTACATTTGCATCCTAATATTGCGTATTCTTTATTAAGAAATTTAATAATGTATTCTCTGTAAGTACTTTTTTCGTAATATGATTTTACATAAACAGAATCGTTTATTTTAAAATCCATGATCAACTCATTAACATGTTAATATATTTTTTCAAGAGAGCTTCGTTAGAAGCTTGTATCTCTTCCTCAGTTCGAGCGTGTAGTTGTGCTCTTTGATCTTTGAGTGCCATATCAGATATTTGCATTCTTGCAACTCTATTTAATTTGCTGACCATCTCAATAATATAACTTATGTATTTTTTATTTATGACTCTTGCTCGTACCTGTGACTTGTTCTTCGTTAAGCCTGCCAAACAGTCTCTTACTATAGTCAAATCTTTTCCGTAAAGATAATTTAACTCACCATCAGATGATACCTGTACAAGGTTTCTTAACATGCTAACACCTATATGTTCAGGTAAAGAAGCAAATTGGGCATCAGAAATAATATCAGATAATTTATCTTTATCAAATGAAATATTTTTATTATTTAAGCTTTTTATTAAATTTATTACTAATATTTTAAAAGCACTTGATCCTGAAACTGTTCTTTGCGCATAGAAAGATTTTGCACTTACATGTTGTGTAACTAATGGTAGCATCTCGCTATCACTAATATTGTCTGCAATTAGCTTGCAGAATATTGGTCTAATATGATTTCTGCTATATTCATCTTGAAATATTGATTGCTCGCTAGTAATTATTTTTTTTACGTAAATATTTACAAGATTAATAATGGTGTTTTTATCTAAAACATCTTTTGATAATAAATAGAAAAAGAAAAAGATCTTTCTTTTATTAACAGTTTCAGTACCTAAAGAAATATTATTTTTTATTCTATCAATAGACAAAAACTTTTGAAAAATCAAATCTTGTGTTTCAGAAAATGTCTCTGTAGAATGTCCTGTTTTAAAAAAGGTCATTCTATTATCAAATACTGCTCTTTGCATATCTTCTAATATTGTATTTATAGCTTTTTCTGATGCTTTATTTTGAATAAGATATACAAAATAATCAACATTTCCTAAAAACCTGTCTAGGCTATCATCGTCTTTTAAAATATGATATAAAAAGTAAGAATCTTCAATACACAGTTTTAATATAAATTCGCCAATGGCAGATGGTAGACTTTGTGGGCTTACGTTAAATTTTTTGCATATTGATAATATGTTTGATGCTAAAGTAATGTGATATCTTAGCGAATATACGCCTAAAATTCCGCTACCTATTAAATTTTGTAATATATAATCTATAAACTTAATAGAATCTTTAGTTATGTACTCTGAATCTAAGCCTTTATTATATACAAAGTCAAGATATTTTTTTCCGATAACATTATTTTTATTAAACATAAAAGTAAAAAAGTCAAAATCAGTCATTAAGTCTCGAACTGTATTTTCAACGTCACTCTTTTGTAAATACATAGAATCTTTTAACACAGCAGAAAGATCTACATTTTCAATATCTTTTGAAGAAACTATATGTGCTATTAATAAATTAATATCAATATCTGAAAGGTCTAGATTTTGAATTTTCTTAAGATCTTTCTCTAGTCTTTTAGATTCTTCATCTTTACTCTCTGTATTTCCGATTTTTTTTGTTAGCTGATTTATTCTACTACTTTTGTTTTGTTCAAATGCAATAGAAAACTCTTCTTTGTTGTTTAATATTAAATCCCTGATGTATTTTTCATCTGCACTAGACCCAGCATTAAAATAACTTTCTACTGAATCATAAAAAGGAGGCATATCTTTTGGTGCTAAAAGATTTAAATTTTTAAAAATAATGTAATTAAAAAATCCTTTTGTCTTAAAAAGTGATATGTCATCTAAAGATTCTGGCATAACTATAGATTTAATCTTATCTTTTTTGATTGATTCTTTTAAGACTCTACTAAAGTTTGCTGGATTATTTGTATCACATGCTTGAATAAAAGCATTTTTTAATTTGTTACTAAAATTTGCTATTTGATTTGCAAGTGACTCGATATACGCTTCAGTAAAAATATTTGGAAAAGATATGTAATATTTTTCATGACTTCTTTTTTCTGCAGCTTTCATTAAGATTGTATTACCTAAGTCTATAATAGCTTTTCTACCCACATTTTTTGAAACTAAATATACTAAGTCAAAATTTAAAGAAAATTCATGGTCTTGAAAAGTAGCATCACATATAACTTCTGCTAGCAAGTCTATTGATCTGTCGTATTTTTCGCTAACTTTACATTCTTGTAAAAACGTTTTTATAATTAATTCGAAATGATCAAAGCTTCGTCTAGCTATATAGACATTAAACATGCTTTCTATTTGATCAAAGTCATTAATGTCTACTAAACCTTTTACATTTGATTTTAGTTCTTCATATGTTGCAACATCTTGAGTAATATCAATTTGATTGCTATTAACAAATGCAGCTATTTCAGACTCAATATTGTCTGACATTAGTGGTACTAAATCTTGACCCATATGGTCATTATGATAATCACATGTACCTTGATAGTCAACAGAACCGTTTTTGTCTACTTTTAAACTAATTAAATAATTTGTATCACCAACGTCAGAATGTTTATCATGTAATATCATGACAAATTGCCTGCTATTATAAGCGTGCCATGTTGCTGGATTCTGTGTACACCAAGATACGTCACCAGACATAGAACTTATATACCTATTAAATGATGAAGGTGCGGGTGGATAAACTATTTTTATCCTATCGTCTTCATATACTTCGTGAACTTCACTAGCTCCAAGTTTTGATTCTTTAAATTCTAAATACTGTTGATAAAATTTAGTTCTTCTAAATATTACATCAAATTCAAAATTGCCGTCATCTATTTCAGACTTTTCATCTAAGTCAACATTAGGATAAAAATCTTTCATATAATAGTCAGCAGCTTTAAGACAGTCGTCTAAGTTTGCTTCTGACTTCTTTTGCATATATTGCACTAAACTATCGTATAAAGGTTTTATAGCTTTTATATTAATAGGTGAGCCATCTATTCCTTTAATTTCTTTCAAGTCTTTTGCAATTGCAATTTCAGCTTTTTTTCTAGCTTTTTTATTTTCTTTTCCTTTTAAACTTAGTAAGTTAGTATCTTTAATATTTTTTACTATTCTAGCAACTAATTTTCCATATTGACCGCTAGAGCTTGGTTTGCTCTCTATAATATTTAGAAGCTTCTCTAAAAAAGTACTTTGATCAAGTATAGCTTCAGAAATTAAATTCGAATAGACATTTCTAAGTAAAAGCTTTTTTCTCATAATTTAATAATAACCTTAATTGTTTTCATAAATAATTATTTTACTCGCTTCTTATTTTATAATAAACTTCTAAACTATTAAACTTATTTATTATACATAGGCTCTGCGTCGTCAATTCTGTGGCTTTTCGCAAATACAAAAAAACCAGCTAAGAAGCTGGTTCAATTTTTTGAAGACATGAAGAACTTATAGTATCAACGCCTAGACCCGGAAATAGAACGTCATATCTAGTTATAGGTTTATTGTATGTTAACTTATCAAATAGTTCATAATATAAATCTTTCCTTTTAGATAAAATTAAAACGTACATACCTCTGTAAACACAGAGATCACCAATACTAAACTTCTCTTTTTCCTTCATGGATTACCTTAACAACAGGAAACCTAAGAGAAAAACTTCCATTTTGGTTTTGAGATTCTTCAAAATACTGTACAGTTATTTCTTTTCCTACAATATCATTTGGATTCTTATAAAAATGTTTTCTCTGATCGATTGAGAATCCACTGCCAACGCTAACTGTATTTCCTTTGTGTGTTATCGAAACTGAAGATAACATTTCTTCTTCTACTTCTTTTCCTTCTAAGATATATCTAAACGGTCCAAACTGGACTTCATCAACTGTGTATTCATCATCGTAAAACATCTTGACTTTTAAAATGTCATTAGACCTTTTACCTTTATATGTACAGTTCTTTCTAATCATTAGACCTTCCCAACCTTTTTCTCTTGCAGTCTGTGTTAATGCATCTAACTCTTCAAAAGAAGTAAAAGGTGTCTGCTCTAAAAAGTCAACACACTTTAGATCACTTTTCAGCAAAATACTTTGAAGTGCACTAAAACGCTGTGAAAAAGTTCCTGTCTTTGACTCACCTTTTTGAAAGATAACTGAGGGTATAAAGTCAAATACTTGAAATAGACCATTTTGAATTGTGTGATCTTTTCTCCCAATTTCTTTCATAATACTTTGAAAGTCTTCATCACCTTTATCGTTTACAATACACATTTCGCCATCATAAACAACGTTTTTAACGCCTAAGCTTTCAATTTCTTTTTCTACTAAACTTAGTGTATGAAACTGCTTGCCCGCTCGTGAGAAAGACTTTGCTTTTCCTTTTTCGTCGACCACGATAAGGCAACGTACACCATCAAGTTTTCTTGATACAAACCAAACATCTTCTTTTAAATTAACTTTCTTTTTTGTTTTCTCGTCATATTTGTTTGCCAAAGCGACATTAAATGTAGGAATAAATCCCGGTAACGCTTTATTAATAATCTTAGTAGATACTCTAATTTTAAGATTTCTATCAAGAACTAAATATAAAATATCTTTTAATTCTGGATTATTGAAAATAAATCCGTTTGTCTCTTCGATTGCTTTATGACCTGTAATTAACCTTTTATCTAAGGAGTCTAACAGATCAAACATATAAGCAAATTTAGTATACTTATTGCACAGGTCTTGTCTTTTATCTAAGACCTTTGGAGTAATATTAAATTGTATAAAACTATTATATGTGTAGTACAATGTTTTTCTGACAATTTTTGTTGAACTTCGAATTACATCAATCTTTTGATTAGTTGATGTTGATGAATTCATCTCATTGATAAATTCCAAGACCTCATTGTGCATATTACATCTTTCTAGTTTAAGGGGTCAATGATATCTGCTTGGGCTGAAATTGCAACAGCCTCTAAAAATTGTTTAGCATAAAATGATAGCCTAGTACCATTCCTTTCAGCCAGTCTATAAACTTTGTCTACTCTGCGTAGAGCATCTTTAGGTGATGTCGACTCAAAAACGTAGTTAACTTTTTCTACGTCATAATCTCGTAAACCGTGAAAGTGAATTGTGTGCTTATATCTTTCTCTTCTCATATTACAAACCTTAACTCGTATATTGCCTTGCAGCAGCTTGTGCATTGTCGATTGTTTTAAATTTTCCTATATAGGTCCAACCAGAGGACCATGTATTTACAGCTTTATGATAAAGTTTAATTTGATTGTTTTCATTGTTCAACTTGAACGTTTCACCTTTATAATTGTATAACATCTTATACCTTTGTTAATTTTTCATTTGAATTAAAGTGTCAGCTTTGTCTTTTTCAAAAGTCAAAGTACAGTTTGGTAATAGCAACCAGCAACGCTTTAATCCATGGGAAATTGGAGGCTTAGGCGCAGCACCATCTGTAAAAATAATATATCCATCGAAGTTTTTCTTGTTTTTCATTGCATGCTTTGCAACAGAAACAAAAGATGTTCCTCCACAATGAGTTCTATTTAATGTTAGTTTTTTACCTTTCTTCCACAAAAAGCCAGACTTATCATCTACAACAGAGTCAAACTTATACATGTAAAAATCAGTTTTGCTACTTAAGTTATTTAATTCGCTGTAAAACCTGGATAGCTCTTCGCTTTCCATAGATCCACTTTCATCAACATATACAGCAATTCTAGGTTTGTAAATTTTCTTAAATCCTGCATGTACACCTGGGTATTTTCTATTAAGTCGTTTAATAGAAGAATGTCTTTCATCTCTTCTTGTAGTACCACAAAAGTGTCTAAGAATATCTTCCCATTTGATTTTCTTAGAAATAAGCTTGTTTAGTTCAATTGCTGTTTCTGCTGAAACAGATCCCCAACCTTTTTGATTTGCCTCTTCTACAGCTGACTTAAGAATCTCTGTTAGCTTTTCATTTAGCATTTCTTTTTGGTCAGCAGGAATATCGTCCCAACCTTCATGGTCATCGAAGCCGCCAAAAGAAAACATGGTTTCAGCGTCTTCTGCCATCTTTTTAATTGTTTCATCATTAATAAGCTTTTCAAAATAGAACTCAGATGTTTTGTTTCTTGGAAGCGAATAAATTAGAGCTGAAAGGTGGTTAAAGTTTTTAATGTCCTCTTCACTCATTTCAGCAATATCTTCATCAGACAGAGGCTTTAAGTGATAGCCCGGAACTAGTCCACCTTCTGGTAACTGGTCATATGGAATGATTGAGTTAATCGCCAAGTCTGTTGAGTAATTCCACAAGATATGAGGTGTTTTTCTTCGGTCTGTTGTGTGCTTAAATACTAAGTGTAAACATTCATGCTTTAGTAGTCCTTTAACTTGTTTTGGCAATAGAGATGCGAGAAAGTCTCTATTCCACCACATTGTAATTTCACTGTCAACAGCAAGAACACCAGCTGTAGGAATTTCTTTTGATTCTACTTTATTTAAACTTCGAAGAATACGACTATAAAAAGGCTCATCCCACAAAAGATCGATCAGGTGCTTCTGTAGATTAAAACTTTCTGCTACAGCTTGACTAACGTTAACTTTTCTTTTAATACCATTTGAAGTTGTATTTTTTGTCATGTTGCCTCCTTAATAATATTATATGCCATAAGAATTTATTTTACACGTACTTATTTGTTCAATAAATTCTTATTTGTGTTAACTACTTCGACCAAGTATGTTCCAATAAACTTATGAAAGTTTTGAATTGTAGGTAAGTTCTTAGTATCAGAAACCTTACCCCACATATGAATTAACATTTCTTCAGAGATGCTTTTACCTAACTTAGCAGCATTTTCTGCTTGTGTTACAGACCAGTTATTTTGTCGACCATGTTCAGCAATTCTCTCAATAAGAAGGTTAATACGATCGTTTGAGAGCGAAGCAATACGCTCCTTAACTTCATCGAATTGATTGAGTACATCTTCAGGAGTAACGTTAGACTCATATTTTTCTACATAGTCAGCAAACTCAATTGCTACCGGTGTACCAACAAAGCCAGATGCAACATTAAAGATTAAAGATTTGTTGGTTTTACCTGTTGATTCAATATTAACATTCATAAACTTAAAAGATTCATCTAACCGAGTCCAGCTTGCAGGAGTTGGAAAAACTTGCCCTGGTTCCATTGTTGATGCATCAGGTGCAAAGTTTGTTGATCTTGTCTTAAGAAACTCAATGATTAAACTATCAATACCATTTTTTGAAGCCCATGTAATCCAGCTGTCAATATCTGCTGTTAGATCAACAGTCCAAAACCTTCGCAAGAGTGCTGGGTCCATATCATTTACATCATACTCAGCACCATGATTTACTGCAGCAAAAACTCTTGTCTCTGGGTGAAGATTATAAGGGTTGCCGTCAGCATCATTTCCTAACTGTCTATCAAGAACTAACTGAAAGAAAGACTGTTGTACACCGGGCAAAGATCGATTTACCTCATCAAGAAATAAAACAACTGGCTCTTTGCATGCTCGAACAAACCAAGCTGGCATGCAGAAAGTCATCACACCTTTTTCTTTCATACCTTCAATATCAGGATAACCACCTACGTCACCTTCAGACATTGTTGATCCGCGAACATCGATAAGGGGGAGATTTATGCCTTGTGAAATTTGGCCAGTGATAGCAGACTTACCAATACCAGTACCGCCTCGAATTAATACTGCGATGTGTGGTGGAAGTTCTTTAGCAATGTCGATAAAAGTATTAATATTCAATTTAAATTCCTCTTTGATGTTGTTTTAATTATTATAATCCATTTGTTGTCTAATTTACACGCTCAGAGTTTATACTGGACGAGAATAATTGCGACACTTAATATTACTGAAATTAGTGTTTTGAGTGACCAAGGTGACTCACCTAAGAAAAAGTATGCTAGCACAGGAAACACTAGATAAGAGAGACCGAAGAATGTAAATCTTGCAGACCAAGCCGATCCTGTTGCTTCAACAAAATAAGTCCATGACTTTAAGTAGCCAAGACCTGCAGGTATTGCGAAGACAAGTACTGCTGTTATTGTCCTATCTTTCCACCACGGGTGTATAAACTGTAGATTGTGCTGCAAGAAAACTGTTATTGAGCCTAACAAATAATAGGCTATAGCTATGTACAAAACTATCGAGCTCCAATTCTAGCAACTTCTGAGAAACCTTCTCGCTTAAGGTCTAAGAAGAAAGTCCAACCTGCACCACCAAATCGATTCTTAACAGTCTCTAGAACGCGTAAGCCTTTAAAGTCTTCATCCTTCTTTTCAATTGAAAGGTGAAGCATAGCGTCAACCATGTGCTTAAGCTTTTGTGAACCAGCCATATTACCACTTTTGTTAACTTGACCGATACAAATAACATTGATATAGTGCTCTTTAGCATAGTCTGTTAACTGTTGTAGAGCTCTTACTGCTGATTGGCTGTTTGTGTGCTCTTCCCCGTATTTACCGTCATTAAGGGTTTGCAAGGAGTCAACAATAAGAAAGAAAGGCTTGTTAGGAAACTTTCTACGAAGTGATGTACATTGTTGCATTAACCGTGGAACGTACGACTCTTGACCTGCAACAAATCCGCTGCGGAGTGAAAGCCGCTCGCATGTTAGCTTAACTTGAAATAAGCTTTCCTCAGCTGTATTAAATAAGCAAACATAACCTTGTGACGTCAAGGAGTCAGCAAGAGTGAGCATAAGTGTAGTCTTGCCTGCACCAGGCTCACCAGTAAAGAGTGAGATTGTCGAAGGTGTAAATCCTTCGCCGCCAAATGCATCATCAATGTAATCAATGCCGCACTTATTGCGCTCGCGAAGTTTATTTGGAATGTTGATGTCGAGGATATTAGTACCAAAAACAATATTGTCGTTCTTTACCTTAAGTTTCATATTTTAACCTTTTAATTTGGTGTTTAAGTGGATTATGATAATATAATATAATAAATTTATTCTAAGTTGCACGCTCAGAGTTTTCTGAGGTATTGTCCATCGTAAGCTTTAACTGAGCAACCAAACAGTACAAAGAAATAGTTCTTTTCTAGCTTCTTGCCAAAATATTGATTGTTCGAAACAATTAAACCAATAGCATTGGTATGAGTGCACTTTACAAGATCGTTTACTTCATAACTCCATACTATTACTTTTTTCTTTGTCTCATAAGAAGAATTCTTAAGTACTTTCTTTTTAATTGTCTTTTTTGTTTTATTCTTAAAGAATGATGGATCTTCTTCTCTAAGCTTTTTTTTAGCAGCTGCTAAATCACTTTTTTTATAAGACATATTGACCTCCTATAAATATTATAACAACTCAATGTACAATGTACACGCGATAAATATTTATATTTTAAACCTTTGGATCAATAATTTCTACATTAATACGCTTACCGTAAACTTCTTGAAGTCCTGTCTTGAGATAAGACATAATACAATTAGTCGACACCTCGTCGAGTCTTATTGCGTCAAACTTAATGTTAAGACTTGTTGCAAGTTGTTTGCCTAAATTCCACGCTGTTATCTCTTCATTGATAAGCGAAATAAACTGCTTTTTAGAATTAACATTTGAATAGTAAGTAGAATTATTTACTTTCATATTTCTAATAGCTTCTTCGCCTAATTCAAGCTGTACATGACCAGATTCGTGAATAAGTGCAATAAGCCTATCTCGCCAATGATTGTTCTTATTAATGCAAATTAGATTTGCACCAGAGTAATATGCATCTTCTTCAAAAGCTTTTAAAACAGTGTTTACTTTATATTTGTATTGAAGATATGTAGCTAAAAAATTAAACCCAGGTTCATATTTTTCTTTTGACATAATTTTGCTCCTTATGCAAAAATTATAAATCATAGAATAAATTTAGTGCACGCAAGAGTTTCTTTTTATATTCCTTAAATTTTTTCTTTTGTTTGCGAACACTTTTATTTAAACGCTTCTTAAACTTCTTGACTTTTGATGCGTATTTTAACCCTTCTTTTTTGTAGTCATATCCACCCGGTTTTACTTCTATCTCGTCTTTGCACCTATAACCTTGATTATAACCACATAAACTTATATCTAAACTTCCTCTTCCGTACTTCTTAAACATAGAAAAAATTCGAGCACCTTGTTTAATAGCCTCACTAGGATCTTCATTTAGCGTCTGACATGATACGCGTGGTCTTGTCCACTTAGGGACAACTTGAGAAATGCCACAAGCTCTTCCTGTGTAAGAATTAATATTAGTAGTAAAGTTACTCTCTACCCAAAGTAGAGAAACATACGTAGAAGGATCGATGTTGTACTCTGTTGATACTTCATGCAATGTTTGAATGTTTTCACATATATTAGATTCGTTAATAACGCCGTTCATATCTAGCAAGGCGAAGCAAATTAATATTTCTTTAATCATAAACCTTTATTACGTCTCCAGACAAATACTTCTGTATATCGTCGTCGCTATACTTAACAACAATAAATACTCTGTCTGCAGTCGTACCTCCTGTTGTCATAAAATTATTTCTAGAATACTCAATATTGATTACAGTACCTACCCTGTGCGTCGTCATAAAATGTGAGACTTTTTGTCCTATCTTAAACATAAACTATTCCTTTTTAAAACTAGATCATTCCGTTGTCTTTAAGTGCAGTTAATACGTCAATTAGTGCTTGGATGCCTGATTGCATACAAGTTGCACCAGAATCCGAGACGCATTGCTTAAGAACTGCATGATCATCATTATAATAAGATCTGCACTTGTTATAGGAATTTTGACATGGGACGTCGTCTCTATAGTGGTCTAAAGACTCAGGATTGTCTGCATGATATTGTACATGATCTACATACTCATCAGTTGTTACAGTGCCGTCATTGTCTAAATCAAAATGATTGTATAAATCTTCTTGAGAAACAACACCATCTCTATCCGGATCTAGATCATCATGCGACATACCGTCAATAGGATAATCTTCTGTGCTTGATTCATGACTGCATTGACACGGTATTGTATTGCAATGCATGCAAACATTATCAAGCTGTAATGCGCTTTCTTTCATTAGCTTAATAAAGTTTTTAGTAATGTCTCTTTCATTTAATCTTTTCATAATCACTTCCTGTAAATATTACAGTATATAATTATGTCTTGCTTTGTGAAATATCATGAGACTCTTTTCTGCTCATTCCTTTCATTATCTTATCGTTCATAATTTTTTGGCTTTCTAGCTTATCAGCAAACTTTTGAACGTTATCTTCAGCAAACTCTGTATTAATTTGTAGACCTTTGATTACTTTTGTAATTCTTTCTAAGATAAAACATGCAATATGAGCAGAGTCTTTAAAGATAATCCTTTCAGGCGCTGAATGTGATATGTCCCTCTCTAAAAGAGTTGTACAGTTTTCTATTGCAGTGTGCATATAGCTTTTATATAATCTCGCCAATCCACATATATTTTCTGTTAGAATCGGGTTTTTCTTGTGTGGCATTGAAGATGAACCTTTCTGTTTATTGCTAAAAGGCTCAGCCATTTCATTTACGCCATCAATGCTATAGATTCTAATATCATAAGCAATCTTTTCAACTGCAATGACAGTTTTAAGCATTGCATAAAAATAGTCTAAATAAATTTCTCTTGGGATAATTTGGGAACATACAGTAGGATACAAACCTAAAGATCTTAATGCATTATTTTCGTTGCCCATGCTGTTTGTTGTATTGTTTCCAGAAGGACCAGATAACTTTCCAAACTTAAGATTAGACTTTGCAACAATTAGTGCATCATGGTTTCTTCGCAATGAAGATATCCAACGATTAAACACGTTATAATAAGTTTGAACTTCAGCAGCTTTTCCATGTGTCCTTGATAAAATCCTTTGGCTTGCCTTTTCTGACTTCAGAAGTTTATTTAAATAAAAACACACTTCTGAAACTTTGTTTATTACTACTTGTAAAGTTTCTCGACACATTAAAGTATTTGCTGTGTCCAAAATATCAGACGATGTAAGACCATAATGAATCCAGCGTCCACTATTGTCAGGAACTGATTCTTCTAGCATCTGTACAAAAGCTTGTACATCATGACGAGTTTCTTCTTCAATCTCTTTCCATCTAGCAATGTCTATCTTTACATGTGTCTTAATGGTTTCAAGCTCGTCTTCAGTTATAGTTTTGTCAATTATATTAGATCTTAAAGCATCTAAATGTGCTAACTCTACTTTTAGCCATGTATCTAATTTATTTTTTGTTGTCCATATATCATGGATTTCTTTAACTTTATATCTTGGAATCATTAATGCTCCAAACGATTTCGCCTCGTTTTGGCCCAGTCGTATAAGAAATATTGTTTACGTTAGTAATGTCACTTACCACGTTGACTAAAGTTTTAAAGCCTTCGTCTTCTAAAGTAACATTGTCAATCTTAGGAATTCTTATTAGTTTATTTTCATGAAACACAAAAGGCTTTTCGATATGCGTCATAACATCAGTCTTAACGATACAGAGATGATTAACGCCATTATTTTGAATCGCTAAGTTAACTTCATCTAAATCTAGCCAACCGCATTGTCTTGGACGTCCTGTTGTTGCACCATATTCTTGACCAATTTCTGCTAAGATTTGTGCTGGCTCATCGCTGATGATTGAAGGAAAGTTTCCACTTCCAACTTTAGTTTTATAAGACTTGATTACACCAATAACTTCGTCGATTTGAGTATGATTAAGCCCAGTTGAATTTAATGCACCGCCTACTGAAGGAAATGATGATGTCACGTCTGGATAGTTATTTGATCCAATACTTAGACCACTACCTTGTGCGCCTTCTAGTAGAATGTTTTTTCCTTCTTGATATAATTGAGAAACTGTTGTCTCATCTTCCATTAGATATTGACTTAATGTATTAACAGCATTTCGATACTTTGAAGTCCATTCATTATAAAAGCTAAAATTGTCATTTATTTGTTCATTAGAAGCACCTTGTTCAGCAAACCCTGTTTGAAAGTCTAAAAACTTTTTATATATCTTGCTTAAAGAAGCCTCTGGTTTTGCGACAAAGTCTTTAAATAAGACTGAATCTCTAGCATAAAAGTCTGAGTATGCTGGGCCAATGCCTCTAGCAGTTGTACCAAGTTTTCCTTGATACTTCATTCTGTCTATTAGAATATGTGTAGGTTCAATTAGCGGGCAAAATCCTGAAATTTTTAAATGATTATTAGTTAGTTTATTTGAAGAATCAAATGAAAGAAGCTCTTCGTAAAGGTCTGATACGTTTAGAACACAACCTCTTGATATGACATTTAAAACGTCTTTATTGTTATCTCTACTTTGCACAACGCCAACTGGCAGAATGTGTGTTACAAATTTATTTCCTTCTCTATCATATACTGTATGACCAGCATTTCCTCCTCCTTGAAATCTTACTACTACATCAGCCCACGTCTCTGTTAAGTCGTCGACTACTCTTCCCTTACCTTCGTCTCCGTGTTGGAGACCTAATACTAATTTTGTTGGCATATTTTACTTTCTATTATAAATGTGTGGATTACCTTCTGTATGAGAAGAAGATGTTTGAATTACTGCAATTGAATCTTCTCTTAGTTCTTTTAAAGAGCGTACTCCGCTATATGACATTCCACTTCTTACGTTTGACATAATTTCACCGATGACCTTAGAAACAGTTCCTTTATAAGGAACATAAGAACTTACTCCTTCGATTGAAGAGTAAGAACCTTTCCAGTTTTTTTGTGCTAACTTTGAAGCCATCCCATTATATCGCTTGATCTTTTTACCTTCATTGCTTAAGATGATTTTTCCGGGTGTTTCTTTAGTGCCACTAAGCATTGACCCAAGCATTACAAGATCTGCACCAGCTGCTAAAGACTTTACAACATCACCGCTGTTTTTAATACCACCATCTGCAATAATTAGTGCAGGCTCTTTAACACCTTCGTTTATCATTGCAGACTTTCTAGTATAGCAATCAATTACTGCATTAAGCGTCGGCATGCCGTGTCCTGTTTGAATTCTTGTTGTGCAAATACTACCACTACCAACAGAAGTTCTTACAGCATGTGCTCCTGCACTAGAAAGTCTTTCATAACCTTGAGATGTTGCAACATTTCCTGCAATAATAAATACATTTGGATAGTCAGATCTAATAAACTCTATTGCTTGCGTCATTAGTATGTGATCACCGTGTGCAATATCAACGCAGACTATAGATAAACCTTTTTCGTGTAAAGCTGACATTCTCTCTTTGTAATCACCAGAGACTCCAATTGCAGCTGCCTTTGTCTCTTTGTCGTTAATAAATGACAATAGTTTAGCTTGAAAGTCAATGGAGTTGTATCTATGAATAATCCCGAGGCCACCTAAAGATCTCATAGCATTACACATATAAGCTTCAGAAACAGTCGACATAGGACTGCTAATAATCGGTATATCTAAAACTACTTTATTACTACCTATTTGCATCTCTGTAGATGTATCTATTGCGCTTCTAGTTGTAATATCAGAATACTGTGGTACTAAAATTACGTCATCAAAACTTATTACTTTTTTTTCTAAAATTTTCATTAATGACCTCTAGTTAATAATCTATTTATATTATAATCAATCAGAATAATATTTATAAAAAAATAAGGAAATAAAAGTATGTTGTGCATAAAAAACATGAGTTTCGCTCCTATTGAAGGCCCTTACGACAGTAATGTTATTAGTCTTTCAAAGAAAATTGCTGGAGCTTATAACAAGTCTGTTCAGAATTTAAATTCTAACTTGTTCTTAGGTTTTAAATTTGAAAATATTAAAGAACTAAAAAACTATAAAGCTAGTTTAAATTTTAAGAATAGAGTACTTGAAATAAACATTAGTGAATCAACTAAGATTTTAATACCTAGCCTATATGCGTCTCCTAGAGAATTAGCTCATCTTTTTGAGTTTAGCAAAGAAAAAGAATTTAAAGATGAAATTATCTTAGAAAGAGCAATTAACAGTCATTCTGTTCAAGAAAACTTTAGACTAAAAGGCAAAGCTGACTCAATATTTTCAGGAATAAAAAGTGGCGTAAAGTCAGCAAAAAATTATTTTAGTTCTGATATAACAATACAGAATCCTGACAGTGTTACAAGCTTAGCAGAAAATATAACTTCAGACTTGTCTAAAATATTATCAATTGATGCTGGAAAAGATAGATTCTTAAAAGTCATAGAAGATTTTATTAAGCATGAAAACAAAGACTCAGTCGATAAGCTTTATGAAGCAATTTTCAACACAGCAGTAAAAACAAAATATGTTGAAAATTGTATTAGTAACATTAAAGATTTAGTTAGTAAAAAAAGAAAAGAAGGCGAAATTAAAGGAAATATTGATGACGACGAAATACTAAAGTTAGTTGCTAAAAGCTATAACGTTAAAGAAAAAGATATAACGTCAAGAAACGAAAAAGATATTGTAGGTGTTATAAAGAAGATTTATACGTATATAACTAAAGGATTGTCAATACTAATTAATTCTATAAAAGGATTAACTTTTACTGCAGCTGCATATGAAACTTTTAATAACGGAGTTGGAAGCTTAGTGCTAAAAATAATTAAGTACACGATATCAGGATGTCTTAATGTAATTCAGTATTTTGTACAAACTGATAGTAATGCAGTCCAAGCAGCAAATGCTGCTTTAACTGGCGACTCTTCGGTCCTTGATAAAGTTGCAGCTACACTAACTAAAGCAAACGAGTTTTTTATTGGAAAAGGTATCGATAGTATTGACTACGGTCAAAGCTGGATTTTAGATAAATTATCTATAGTGTCAAGCAGCATTGAATCATTGCCCTATATAGGGGTCGTAAAATATCTTCTATTTGTATTTCTTGCTGCCATGGCACTCAAATATATTTATAATATAGTTAGAGATATATTTAAGATAAAAGACGAAAATCAAACAGACGCAGAAAAAATATTTGCAAGAATCTCAGAAGAAAATCTTAGCAATAATTTTGGATTTGATAAAATTCTTGCAACAGAAGGAATTATTATCGTTGTAGTTTCCCACTTAGAAAATGCAATAAAGTCTGGAAGATTTTCTAAAGAAGAGAAGTCTAGACTTAAAGGACTAATATCAGCTTTTTATTCTTCACATAAAAAGAAAACAAAAGAAGGAATTAAATTCTTCTTTAATGAAATGAGTCTAAACTAACAAAAGTCTTTTAAATATTTTTGAAGAGCTTTTTCTTTGCACTTAGCTTCTAACATTACGTCGACAGACTTTCCACAGCTGTCAAAAGGCTTGTAATAATAGTCTGAGTGTGCTGCAGCTGACCTTGTTGTTGGATCCTCGAACTCTTTTTTGCCGTTTGAATGATGACATGTTGGTGTAATCGTTGATGGCCAAGAGTCAAAAGCCATATCGAATGACTCGTCATATGGCGCATCTTTTGGACCTAGACTGAAGTGATGTGAGTCAAATACAATTGGGACGCCAGAAACCTTATATACATTTTCATAAAGAAACTTTGAACTGAACATTGAAGCCTTGTCATCGTTTTCCACAGTAAGTCTAGACTGAACTGATGGTGAAAGTCTTTGAAAGTTTGTATTGAAGTTGTCAGCTGCCAATTGTAAATTGCCACCGCATGTAGAACCTAAATGAATGTTAATCTTTGACCAGTGATTTTGGTCTAGACCCATAAGATCAAATATCTTGCCGTGTATTTCTAAGTCTTTTATACAATTATCAACAACATAATCTTTTTCTGATGCTAGACAATTGAATTGACCTGGGTGAAAAGAAACTCTTTGTCCAATTACTTTTGTATAGTCACCTGCCATTTTTAGATAATGACAAATCTCTTCATAATCTGGCAAATCATGCAACTCGTATTCGCTTGCCCATGGTGCAATTTCCGATGAGATGCGAAATACTTTGACATTGTTTTTGTAATTCCAATTGAAAATAGGTAAAAGGTCTTTTACGTTTTGTAAGACTAGTTGCGACGTGTATGTTAGTCCTTTCTCGAGAAAAGTCTTTTTTCTCATTGTTCTAGAGTTGAAGATACCTTTATCTCTAAGGTGCATATTAATGCATGCATAACCAAATCTATTCATTACAAATAACCTTTTTTTGTTAATATTATAATATATAATTGTATAATATACACGCATTTAAAACAGGATAGATAATGTCTAAAGAACTAAAGCAATATATAAAAGAAGTTGTAAAAAATGAAAGCAAACTACTTTCAGAAGGTTTGAAATTTCATATGCAAGAAAACATTCCTATTAGCACTAACATTTATAGAAGAGGTTCACATAAATATTTTAGTCTTCTTAATGAAGCAAGAAAGCTTTACAACGAAGGATCAATAGAACTACATCATGAAATTGATAAAATGTACATACAAGAACTTCAGGTTGGTGAGTGGGCAATGTATGAAGGTCAAATGGTTCCTTTAGACTACCCTTTCCTATTAGAAGACTATGCTTTGGAAAACGATACAATTGCTGAAGCTGAATATCAGGGCAAAAAAGTAAAGCTAGGTAAAGCAGGTGTTAAAAGGGCAGGTGATGGAAAAGCTGTTGTGTTTGTAAACTCTGGCAAGAAAAACAAAGATGGCACAATTAAAGTTAAAAAAGTAACTTTTGGATCAAGCATGCCTATGGCAATGGGAAAAAGTGAAGCTCATAGAAAAAGAAGAAAATCTTTTGGTGACCGTCATCAGTGTAGCCAAAAGAAAGATAAGACAAAGGCGGGTTATTGGTCTTGCAGAGCCACCAAATTATTTGGAAGAAATATTTCAGGTTGGTGGTGATATGTCTTCACTACCTTTTGAAGAAAGTATAATCGAAGAAACAGAAGAGTATATTGTCGTACAAAGGTCTTTTGACAAAAATCTTGGCAGAGAAGAGCTTGTATGGCATAGAGACAAAGAAGACAGAGAAATATGTGTAATCGAAGGAGAAGGCTGGTATTTGCAATTTGATAATGAGCTGCCTAATTTAATGCAGAAAAACGTTTCTTATAAAATACCTAGTGAAACTTGGCATAGAATAATAAATACAAACGAAACAAAACTTTTAATTAATGTAAAAAAACACAAATGTATATAAAAGTAATAATTATTAATTAAGAGGTTATTATGAATGATTTGTTTTTGTTAGAAGAATTTATTCTAGAAGCTTTATTAGATGAAGCGCGTAAAAAGAAAAGAAAAAAAAAGTCTAAATACCCAAAGCAATACAAAGCTAAAGGTAAAAGAAAAAAGACTTTAGATAGAGCAACAAAGCTTGCAAAAAGCAAAAACCCAGCTGATCGTGCACGAGCTTATAAAATAAGAGATAATCAAGAAAAAAGAGAGAGAAGTAAAAAAGGCTGGAAAAATAAACCTAGACATGATACGAAAAAGAGTTAGCTATGAATGATTTATTTTTGTTAGAAGAGTTTATAAGAGAGGCCTTGTTAGACGAAGCAAAGAGAGGCCGCAAAAAAGCAAAGAAAAAAACTGCTGCTAAAAAAAGAGCCACTAAAAAAGGAAACAGAAAAGCGTCTAGAAGAAAATCTTCTGCTGGTGGTTTGTCTGCAAAAACAAAAGAAACGCTTAAAAAGAAAGCAGATGCTAGAGGTTATACAGCTGCTTCTGTTTACGCAGAATATCGTAAAGGTTTAGCAGCATTTTATACTAGTGGTAGTAGAAAAGGAATGACAGCACATCAATGGGCAATGGCTCGTGTTAACTCTGCAAATCCTTCAAAATCTTGGGCTTGTGTTAAAAAGAAAGCTAACACAAAGAGATCAAAAAGCAAATGAATAGAAAAGAAACAAAAATACTTGTAGAAGATTGGCGAAGGTTAATTGCAAAAAAAGAAATTTCTTTTAAAAAACAAAAACCTAGTTTAAACGAATATAAAACCTGGAACCAAACTATAATTGCAATATTCGACGTATTGGGATGGGTACCAGTATTAGGATCAGTGACTAGTGGTATTAACGCTATTATATGTCTTAAACAAGAAAAATATTTTCATTCAATCTGTTATTTAATATCGATGATACCTGTTAAAGGAAAGATAGTAGGAAAAACTGCAAAGACAATCTTTAAGATTATTTCTCCTTATTATAAAAAATATAAGTCTGGAGAGCTAGATTTACAAGAAATACTAGATGATCCTAGTGATGATATTGTAAATTTTGCATTAGCAATATTAGAACATAAAACAAAAATTTTAAAAATATTATATTTTATAATAGACAAAGAAGATATTTCAGATAGATCTGAAGTTGAATTTGATAAATTCTTTGAGTTTTTGTCTGATATTAAGCGTGCAAAAGAAGCACAAGTATAACTGTGAAAGAGATATTTAAATGAAACCATATTACTATATTGCTGAAGTTGTGAGTGTTTACGACGGCGACACATGTACATGCATTGTTGATTTAGGGTTTAAAACTTTTAAAAAGGTCAAAGTCAGACTAATAGGTATTGATACTCCTGAAGTACGAACAAAAGATTTAGAAGAAAAGGCTCGAGGTCTTGCTACGCGTGATTGGTTAAGAGAAAAAATTCTTAACAAGAAAATTATTCTACACACATCAAAAAAAGGGAAATTTGGTAGATGGTTAGGCACAATATGGTCGTTAGAAGAAGATAAACCTTCTTTTGAAAATAGTTATAATAAGCAACTAATCAATGAAAATCTCGCCAAAGAATATTGGGGTGGAAAAAGATAATGTCAAAATATAGTTTAAAAAAAATATTTAATAATCTAATAAGAATAAATGAAACTTCGAACATATATCAAAGCAAGCTTCAGCCACAAAGAAGAAGTCTAAAAACAGTAAAGACGCGAACGTCTGAAGCTTTAGACTATTTACAAAAAACAGAAGAACCTTATGTATTTGTGAAGAATGAAAAAATAAAGCTACCTATTGATATTACAAACAATTTAATTAACGCATTTTCTAGTTTATTAAAAGTGTATAACGAAATTAGTGATACTGATAGCTTTGATTACAAAAAAGAAAAATTTGAGGCATGGAAAAAGAATAGTGATTATTCTGGTATTTGTCGTCAAATAAGAAACATGTGTACAATGCCGACAAATAGCTCAGACAGCATTACATTAGATAATCAAGACGCCACAGTTTTTGACGGTACACAATATGAAGTTGATGTTGTTAATAATATTGTCGACGTTACTAATAATATTCATGAATTCAAAACAAGAGTAGTAGAAAGCTTTAGACACTTTTTGAGAAAAGATGAAAATGAATGGTTAAACATTGAAAAAAATAGTCTTGAAGATGCAATAACACACTATCAAAATGATTATCTAAATGATATTAATAAAGTTCAAGAATTTTACATTTATTTTATAAGCGAAAATAAAGATATATTTCAAGACATAAAACTAGACGTTAATCTAGACTTGAATCTTGCGAATAGTGACTTAACTATTTACAAAGAAAAATTAATTAAATTTTTTGAATTGGCAACTAGATTATATTGCTACGACATTTTTTATTCTTCTTATGACTTTGAAAAGCAAAGTTATATTACTAGAAAAGATGTAAAAGATGTTTCTTCTAATAGATCAGATATAGAAATAAGTTATAAGCCTGAAATTGTTGATGCTGAAACTGGTGATGTTAGCGGGTCAGTTTCAATTAACAATAAAGTAAAAATCGAAGTAAAGTCATCAGAATTTGGAGGATTTCGAGGAGGCAGTGGAACTTTTTACGTAGTTTTTCCAAAAAAAGAACACGATACATTTATTAAAGAACAATTTGATAAAGAAACTTCTAGCGAAGGTCCTGATTGTTTATTTGAAATTAGATCAATTGCAGGAGTTAAAAACATTAATACTGGAGTTGAATCTGGTAATATATTAGTCTTAAACAAGATTTTAAATTCATCAAGTGTAAAGATATCATTAAAAGAAGTATTAGCTCATCCTCAAAACTTTGTGCTAGATGAAGAAAAAAATGCAAGTAACAACAGTTTTGTTTATTACTACTCTGGTCCAAAGTATAGTGGTGGACCTTCAGAATTAAACTTTGATATTAGCGGTTCAGAAGTTAGCAGCGTATTAAATAAAACGTGGTTAGAGTTTTATTATGGTGACATAAAAAAAGACCATATGATTTCTATACAAGACAAAGGATTGTATTTATTAAAAGAAAATTTTAATATAGACAATAATTTTAATAATTTAATTAGTTATTTAAAAGATAGAAAAGGTCTTAAAACACTTTCAGAGTATACAAAAAATGTCAGATCTGGACTAGTAAAAATAAGAATGCAAGTATATGCTAAGTCTAGAACAGGATTTAAATTTGAAGCTGAAGTTGACTTGAATGCTATTAGACCGTGTGAAATTCATATTGATAAAGAAAACAGTTATAAAGATTTATATGAAATATTTACAGCATCACAATACTTTTTAGAAAAAGAGCTCGAAATTCAAGAAGTAGAAACAGTTTCAAATATTATAGATATGACATATGAATCATTAAAAACAAATGCAGTACTATCGAAAATTATAAAAAAAATAGAGCAAGAAGACGTATATGAATCAATTAATTTTGACAAAAGAAAAATCATTAAAAATCATTATAAAAAAACATTTTTAAATAGTTTTAGCTACTTATACAATAATAAAAAAATAAATGAAGGTATATTTCATATGATGCATCCATATGAATATCATTCTTCAAATGAATTTAAACTAGGCGGCCTTTTAGAAATTATAAATGAAATAGAAAATAGCACACTTAAAGCTAGTGAAAAACTTGACGGACAAAACTTATGGTTTAGCTTTAGAGACGGAAATCCTGTTTTTGCATACAATATGAAAGAGCTGCAAGCAGGTGGTGTTTCTTGGAATAGATTAAGTGAGCCATACGAAATAAAAGACAAAAAAGATATACCTAAAGACTTTTCTAGTTTAGAGAAAATTATAAGACCACATGTAAGTAAAGAAGGTAAATTAACTCCGTCGCATGGTGGTCATGCTTCTTTTAAAGACGGAGTTGAAGTACTTCATCATTGTTTAGTCGATGCATATTCTAGAAATTCAGATCTTATAAATTTTATATTTGAAAACGGGGAAAACTTTAGTAGTTCAGAAGTTATTCATGCTGAGGGTCCTAATCAAATCTTGTATGGAGAAAACTTTATTGCTCCTCACTTTGTGATGGATAAAAGCGGAAATCAATTTCCAGACAAGTATACAGAATTATTTTCACTACTTAAATTTGAGCAGAACAAAGTTAAAAATCCAAAAGGATTTAAACTATTGACAAGAGCACAAAGAGACACAGTTGCTTTGCAAATAATGGAATTTGAAGATGAAAAAGAAAAATTACTATTTGTTAATGACTTAAGAGATGAATATCAGAAAAGAATACAAAGCTTAATTAATAATACTAGCTTAACTTTAGAAAGCACAGTAAAAGACTTTCACAGATACCACTTAGTAGATTATATAAATTCTAAAGGAGAGCAAGACTTAGCTTTAAATGAATCGTTTGTTGATTCTTTATTGCTATTTATTCACGGTTCAACTCTTAAAGCTTCTGGTTTAAGCAATACACCTGATTATAAAAATATTCTTAAAAGATTAAATCTTGGAAATGCAAAAGAAAGAGGAGCTTTTAAGTCGAGCTATATAGGTGATATTGTAGAAATATTCTTTGACTTTGGTATTGATATTAACAGAGGAATTAAGACAACAGCCACTTCGAACGAGTCTCAAGATATCAATCATGAAAGAATTGTTTCAACAAATTTAAGTAATATTAAAAAAGCTTTTGCAATTGCAAAGGAAATAGAGCTAGAAGCTGATAGATTGACACAATTAGACGAAGAAGAAAATCCAGAACATAAAAAATTGTTTTCTCTTGCAAGAAAGCTTAAATTTCAAATCAGTAAAATTAAAAGTGTCATTAAAAGAGTAAAGCAAAGAAAAGGTTTTGCTTCTAATAAAGATGCACTAACATTCATTATTAGTTCTTCTATAGAAGGTTTAGTGCTAAACAGAAAAATTCCAGATTCAGATAGTGTTATGGAACTTAAGCTTACAGGTTTTTTTGCACCTTTAAATCAAGTTTTAAATGCTATAAGATTTGAAGTTGGTCATATAGACTTGCTAGACCAGTTCCTAGAGTCTGACGGTCAAATATTTAGTTTAAATAACCAAAATATACCTACAACATATGACATTGAATCTTTACTAGAAAGAAAGATTTCAAACAAGAAAATTCTAAATAAAGCAAACTTTAGCTTGCGTGAGATGTATAATCTTAAAACATATTCAGAGACTGGATCAGATGAGTTTGACATTGGTGTTGTTCCAATGTCAGCAAAGCCTTTTACTATTGGTCATGAAGATTTAGTTAAAACAGCATGTCAAAGATCTAAAGAAGTTTATGTTGTTATATCAACTACGTCTAGAATGAGAAGCTACGAAAACCCAATTACTGGTGACTCAATGGAAAGACTTTACTTTGAAGACAATCCATCAGGATTTGTACCTGACTTGGAGAGTTTATTAAATAGAAATGTTCCAGAGTGTCAAGGAAAAGTTAAAGTTGTTTATTCAAAAAATCCAGTTACTGATGTTACAACTATTTTCGAAGAAGACTTTGCTTATGAGAACTTAGAAAAAGACAAAAAGTATTGTATATTTGTAGGTGACATAGAAGATGCTGAAGTTTATTCTCCAGACATGCTTAGTCATATGGAAGATAGTTTAAATGTTGTTTATCGAGACTCAAATGAAGAAAGACTCTCTAGCGGTACAAGAACTCGTGCATCTTTAAATACAGGTAGGTCTACTGTTGAAAGGGAAATTCCTATAAAGTCAAAGCCTGGGCAGACAAAAATAGATAAAGTTGTAATGCTTTCTGATCCTTATCAAGAAGGATCAGAAATGTATACACATAGCTTTAAAGAGTTTTCTAGAAATCTATCAAACATATACAGCATGACCCAAAAAAAGAGAATATATGATTATATCTCTGGAGAAAGTAGAAATATAATAGACGATGTATTGACAAAACTAAGAGACGTCTCTAGCAACAAAGAAGCAAAAGACGTCTTATCTAAAGAAGAAATCAAAGCAATGACTTCTCTAGGTGGATTTAGAAAAGCTAAACAAATGAGTTTAGATATGTTTAACTAATATATTATTCACCGCAAGGTGCTATAAAACATGTAGCTTGAGGCAGATTAGGCTCAGGCATATTTAAACAATCTTCTCCAATAGATAATTCAGGTGCCCACGCCCAAGAATTCATTTGAATAAAACCAGCATGAGAAGGAAATCCATCCAGATCATATGTTATAATTTCGCTTAATTTAACGTATCTGCTTGTTTGTCTGTAAAACACTCCGTACCTACCCCTAGGTATATAAGCACTATAGCTAAAAGTTGTGCTGCTGCTATTCGATGTAACAATCGTCTCAGATATGTTTTCGCTATTTCCTTCAGTCACAATTCTTCCACTACCAATACTTTCAGACATGTTCCAGACACGCCCAGAAGATTTACCGTTTGCTTCTGTTATTGTATTTGACGTCGAACTTGATAAAACATATGAACCGCTCAAAGAATGACTTCTGACGTCATTTGAGATACTACCATATGATGTACTATTTTGTGCTGATCCGCCAGTAGTATATCCTCTGCTCGTTGTATCAGAAGATGAACTGCCATTTGTATCAGAAGATCCCCACCCTTGTGATACACCTGCAGAGACTTCTACTTTTCCGCTAGCTTTTGCCAAGAAAGGTAGCGAGCCTTCTCCACTAAATCCTGTTGTCACAGATCCGTTAACCCCAGTATTAGATGAGTTAGTGCTTGAATTTGATGTACCTTGTGTTTCTGCTTCACCTAAAGACCATGACCAGTTTTCTCCATCAGAGCTACTAAAAGAAATGTTTGCTGATTCTGAATTACTAAAGCTATTTGATTCTGATTCGCTTATTGTTTCTGATTCTGATAATGATGATGAAACTACAGTATCTTCTGTTTCGCCTATAGAAATACCTTCCATCTGAGTTGAATTGACACTAGTTGAGTCGCTATTAGACCAGTTTCTGCTTAACGTTATACCTACACTATTTTGTCTGATCTCAGACTCTGACTCTGAGTACTGAACATTGTTTCCAATTGTTCCAGGAATACAACCTGTTACGGGAACTGGCTCATAAGTTTCAGCTAACTCATACTTACCAAAATGCTTGACTTCTATAGGTCTTACAACTCTAAAAGGCAAATAAGTTTCAGCATAGTTATTGTCTATATCATAGACTTTAACGTGAAGCGTCGCAACATAAGAAGAATATTCTTCAGGTACTTTTTTTAGTACAACATTATCTAACCAGTCCAAGTCAGTAGGAGAACTAAAATTGTGTGTATAAGAAAAAGATTCATAAGGCGTAACAATCGTGTAGTTTATTTTTACTGCTGCTATTTTAAATAGCGAGATATTGATCCTATTATATACTTCTTGTACAACATTACCTGAATTACTATCACAGTCTAATGAAACACAAAAACTATTGATTATTACAGACGGCCCAATTTGAATGGGTAACATTACTTGAGTTAAATTGTTTTCATTTTTAAAGTCTAATGCAATAAAATAGTTTTTTTGAAAGTCAATATTTTTATTTAAAAATCTATTGATAATAAAAGAATCTTTATATTTTTGTATACCATAACTTTCAATAATTTCTTCTTTATTTGAAATTAAAAATGCATTTACTGTTTTGTAATCTAAGTTTTTTGTGTAACTTAATTTAAAAGATTTACCTGATGTTATTTGATTTTTTTCGACTTCTAAATCTATTTTTTCTTTTAAGTCTGCGTTAGAGCAGCTGATCAAAAGAAAAATAATAAAAAAACAAAAAATTTTATCTAATTTTATTTCTTTCATAGTCTTGTACGTTTTGCTTTCTACCTGCAGAAGTTTGAGGTATATATTTACTAGCAATGTCGGTTTCGAAACGTTTAAGTGGAGATGATAGGAATGGAGTCTCAGAATTTTGTTGACTTTCTAAATCTTTAGCTCTTCTTGTTTCATATGCAAATTCTAGTGCATATGTTGCTGAAAGGTATTTTGTCTTATAGTGCAACATGTCTTTTAATATATTGTCAATTATTTTTATTATTGATTGTCTAACTGCTGATTTTATTTGATTTTTAAATTTTAAAGTTTGTCTTCTTTTGTCTTCGTTTCCCTTGTATCTTCTATCATAATGCAAATCAATATTTCTACTAAGTCCTTTCTCTGTAGGATTAAATCTACCGATCATGTACACTAAATTATTTATTTCTTTATCAAGATTACCTAATTCTATAAAGTAATCTTCATAGTTGTCTATCCAATTAAAAAGATCAAGTTTTTTGGATTGACTATTTAATATTCCAATATAATTTGCTGCTATGTCTGGAGAATTACTATAGTTTTCTTTTAGTCTATTTAAATAGTCTTTCATGCTTTCAAGACATTTGATGTGTAAGTTAATGCATTCATATGCATAACTACTACTAATTTCATTTCCTTTTTTGGTGCTATAAATATTATTATTTATATAAACATCTGCTGCGTCGTTATATAGAAGTTTATTTATTTGATCTGTTTTATATAAAAATTTAAAAAGGTGGTTATCTTTATATTTGTCATAGTTACTTGAATTTAATAATATTTCATTTTGAACAGCATTATGCTCTATGTCACTTTTTCTTTTTTTAAAGAAATCAAAAAAACCTTCACTTAAAGTATTGTCAATCATTGACTTTTTAATTTCTAAACGAAGATCTTCTTGAGACATTTCTCTATCTAAGCAATGCTTCATTACTTTAGAAGTCAAATAGTCTGTAATATCAGACAAATCTTTTCTACTAGTAGCTAACTTATAATGACACCACTCAGGAAGATCGTCTGTATCCTCTAGCGTCATATAAAGATTGTATAGATCTTTTGCCATTGTGAGCAAAGATCTTTTTGCCATCAAACCTTCTTTTGAGTCTGAAGGTTGTGAACCATAGTCAAAATTTCTTATATCCATGTCTAAGCCCTGTAATAATGCATTTCTGGTTTGTTTGAGTCTTCTCTTTGTGCAGGATCAAAACTAGCTTGAGACTTTTGACATTGAATTTGACACCACTTTAATATTTCTCTTGACTGGCTTTCGTTAAAACCATGCTTTGTCATTAGTTCTTGCAAAGACATTGCAGCTAAAAGGTCACATTCTTTCTGGGTAAGTCTAGATCTACTAAAACATTTACCAAATGCTAAATATAATTCATCAGCTTTTTTCATTTTCTCTCCTGATTTCGAAAGTATCTTTTTCATTATCTTCATTAAGAGAAGAACATTTTTTTGTTTTTTCTACTTTTCTTATTCTTTTATATATATGAAGTATTTGATGAATTGGATAAGCACCGTACCATTTAGTTTTCATTATTTACATCTGCAGACTTTCTTCTTCTTTTACGTCTTGTTGCTTTCTTTATTTCCTTTAAGGGCGCAAGGTCAAGTTGTTCTTCAGGTTCATTAGTGATATTTTCAGGAGGCGTTTCTTCTGCTGTTTGAGTATTAGCTTCATGTTCAGTTTCAACATTTGTTTCTTCAGGCTGTTTCTCTTTTTCGACTTCTTTTTCAAGTTTTTGGACTACAGGCACAATTACTTCTTCTTTAACAGAATGAGTCTCTATTAGACTAGGTTCTGGAGAAGGAGGAAGTGTTGAATTAAAGTGACTTAGTGCTCGATTAAAATAATCTTCATCAGGAGGCAAAACATTTCTACTGTTTAAAAAATTACAAAAAGCCGGGTATGTTTTTTCGCTAGCTGCTTTCAACCAGTTTATAACATTAAATCTTTTTCTATTACAAAAGATACTATATTTTAGTTGCTTATTCATTTTAATCCTTTCATTATTTCAATAATCGAATCTTGAAATTCAGCAGACTGTGCAATTTTTTTAATTTCTTCGTCAGTATATTTTATATTATAGTCACTAGATATACCTTTGACTACTTTACAAAATCCTCTTGTAATGTAGTTTCTTACTGAAGAATGGTTCATTGTATGACCTTCTTTTGTCATAATGTCTGCAATCGTTCTATAATCTAGGCCACCATGGTCATTAGCTGTAACGTATTTTTTGCTTTTCATTTGTTTAAATATTCCTTCATTTCATCAGTAACAGGAAAGTTTTCTGTATCATATGGATTTTCTTCGATACCAAATCTAAGTCTAATAATCTTTTCTTCTTTTGCAGAAAGAAGAAGTAAATTCTTTTTGATTATCTGCATTAGCTCGTTTTTTTCTAAAACTTCAGCAGGATTAGAGTAATAACTTGTGTCTGGAATTTTGTTTTTTAAATTACTTGCACTTTCAGATTCATCATTATCATAAGAAATAGAAGGCTTATTAGCCTTAATAGTATATTTGAGTTTCTTGACCGGTTCATTTAATTCTTTGGCAACTTGTTCTAGTGTAGGAATTTTTCCAGTCTTACTTTCAATTTCTTTAACTTTAGACTTGATTTTAGAATTAAGCATTCTAGAATGTGTAGGTACCTTAATGCTACCAGATTGCTCATTAATATAAGATAAAGCAGCTTGCTTAATCCACCAACAAGCATATGTACTAAACTTATGACCTAAGTCAGGATCAAAGCGATCAACAGCCTTTAATAAGCCAGTGCTGCTTTCTTGTAATAAGTCTTCAAAGTCGATATCTTTCCTGTGATATTTCTTTGCAATAGAAATAACAAGTCTATAATTAGACTCAACTAGCTTTTTCCTGGCAAGTACATCGCCTGCTTTCGCTTTTTTAGATAATTCAAATTCCTGTCTCTTTGTTAAGAGAGGATTATTTTTAATAATTTCACTAAATGCTGCATTTAACATCAAGTATTTTTCCTTTTTTATAGTATAATAATTAAAGATCAATAACTATTACACGTCTAGGTTCAACATCAGGCTCTTTTTTTTCTTGATAGACCGGATAATCATCTATCTCAAGTTGAAGAAAAGGCCTTTGACTTTCCTCTTCTTCTCTTTGCTGCTTAATCTTCTCGTTTATTATTAATAAGTCTAAATCAGTGATTTCCATTTTAGGATACCTCCTAAGGCTATATTAATACATATCATTAGATAACTGAACTAGTTGTACTTCATTTCCATAATTTCCTTCATTAAGTACAACACAACCAACATTTAATAATGAGTTTGCGACACTAGTTGCATTTTCAAGTGCTGTTTCAGTTACCTTTTGAGGATCAATAATACCTTGCTCGATCATATCAACATATGACTCTGTTCTTACATCAAAGCCATTATTGAAGTCGTGATTTTCTTTAATCATCTCAATAATATAGTCAACAGATAAGTCTGCGTTTTTAAGAATTTGTCTAAGTGGTGCAATACATGCATCTGCTAAGATTTTAATAACTGTCTTGTTTAAGAGATCTGTATCAGTATCTTCTGAGTCATCTAACATAGTTAGACCTGCTTTAGCTAATGCAATTCCTCCGCCTGGAAGAAAACCACTTTCCATTGCAGCTTTTGTAGCATGTAAAGCATCATCAATTCTATCTACTAGCTCTAATAATTCAGACTCTGTATGAGCTCCAATAGAAAGTACTGCAACTACGCCTTTGTTGATTATAAGACGTTGCTTAAGAAAAGCCTCTTCTTCCTTAGAAAGATTTTTATTTTTTAAAGACTTTTCAATGCTTTTTACTACTTTTTCTCTACTACTATCATCTTCTTCGTTTCCTACACATTCAACAAACAATGTATTGTCATGAACTGTCTCAATCTTTTTACATGTTCCTAAGTCTGAAAGTAGAATATTGTTTACTTCGCTCTCTTCTAGTTCATAGAAAACTTTTGTTCCCATAGCTTTTGCTAAGTCATTTAGGACTTGATTTCTCTTCTCTCCGTAAAAAGGAGATCTTACAGCACAAACTTGAAGTAAACCTTTAGAAACATTTGCGATCAAAGCTTGAATAGCTTCTTGATCGTAATCATTAGCAACAATAAATAGCGGTTTTTTAGATTGATGTGCTTTTTCTAGTACAGGTAGAATCTGTGTTAAAGAGCTAAGCTTGCAACTTGCAATCATAACAAGAGGATCCTCTAACACACACCTAGACTTAACTGTATCAGTTACAAAATAAGGAGAGATATAACCTCTGTCAATCTTGACACCTCTAACTAGTTTAAGATCTGTGCTTGTTGTCTTAGATTTTTCTACGGTTACTAAACCGCTGGTTCCAACTTCAGACATTGCATTTGAGATAAGCTCTCCAATGTAGTCATCGCCATTAGCACTAATTGTTGCTACTTGCTTAATCTCTTCATTAGAGGAAACTTGCTTAGAATTACTACGAAGATATTCAATAATTTCTTTTGATTTTTCGCTAAGTAATGAAGTAATTTCTGATGGCGATCCTACGCCTGTTTGAAGAGCCTGTGAAGCCCTAAAATAGATTTCCTTAGCCAATACTGTTGAAGTCGTACTTCCATCACCCGCAACATTTGCAGTGTTCTCAGATGCTTGCTTGAGCAGCCTTGCCCCTAGTGCTTCAACACGATCAGAAAGATTAATATGCTTTGCAACAGTTGCACCATCTTTTGTCAAGTGAGGTGGCTCGTTATTTTTTTCAATTAACACTAATTTACCTCTTGGGCCCATTGTAGAACTTACTGCATTACAGAGTTTTCGGACGCCTTCTTTGAGCATATATTGTGCTTCTGCATCAAAATAAATTAAATCTGACATATAAATTTTTTATCCTTTTAAAAGTTTTGCTTTGCCTTTTGATTCTACGATTTTAGTAGAATTAACATGTCTTGATACTTGCTCAGAATCAAGCATTCTTCTTTCTTTTGTTAATACATTTTCTGCTAAAACTAAATCACCTGACATTAGTGCGATTTCGTTTTCTGCTATTAAATTAGCTTCTCTTAGACTTCTTTGTGCTTCATCGTTATAAATCATTGTATGTACCTTTCGAATAGATTGTCAAACGTCTTTATGTATTTATTCCAACTGGTATCTTTATTAGTCATAGACTTAAACGAATATTCTTCAAATGTTGTTCTTAAATCATCCCAGTTTTTATTGCTTACTGTACTATAATATTGTATATTATCTGCCTCAGAAGTTAAATCGTGAAGCTTAATCATAAATTTATTATGACTTAATTTTGCCTCACGTGTTGCATCTTCATTTAAAAATTCTTCTAGCTTTTCTGGTCTATTACAAAGCATTAATGCTTTTTTGTCGCCGATACCTTTAAAGCCTTCAATATTATCAGAAGCATCACCTTTTAACGACTTCCAAAGAACGTAGTCATGATCTGGTTTTTCTATTGTTAATTTTCTAACCGGATTATAGAGCTCTACATTGTCATCGATACATTGAATAAAGTCTGTATCTGACGAAATAATTGTGACTTTGTCATTAAGCTTATGTTTATCAGCAAGAAAACCAATAACATCATCGCATTCAAAGTCATCATGTTTTACTAGTTGAATTGGAAAGAATTCTTGTAATAACTTTATAATTGTCTTTCTTTGCGCAGAAAAATTATCATCATTATTATAAACTCTTTGACCTTTATATTCAGGATCTGCAGCTAATCTTTTCTTAGGTGCTCCTTCTAAAACAAAATATGCAATGTCCGGATCAAATTTTTCAATAAGTGGCCTTAGCCCTCTAAAGAAATTAAATATAGTGGAGTACTCACCTTTATTCATTCCACTATACCTTGCTCTATACATTAAGTTATATCCGTCAAGCAGTACTACTTTCTTCATTTTTTTTTTGATCCAAATCTTCAATAGGGTTAATTAAATTTGCAATTTGTCCATTGCCTAAATCAACTTTTATTTTTGACGCTATATTGTCATCGTAATCGTCATGTTTAATAATATCACCATTTGATTCATTGTTGCACGCACTCAAATCATCTTTATCAACAACTTCTTCTTTAAAGTATTTTTGTCGAAGAGCATTAGATTCTTCTATCATTTTAGATACTGCTGACTTTGCGTTATTTAACAAGTGTTTTTCTACTTCTTCTAGATTATCCCATATATTAGAAACTTCACTAAGATTAACTTTTACTTGCTTTTTTCCTGGGATTATAGCTTTATATGTAATGCTTTCTTTTTCAAGAGTTTTAGTTATAACTTGCTCAGATATTTTAAGAGGAATTACTTTATATTTGTTTTCTAGAATTGTGTAGAGAATTTGACCTACTTCGTACATACAAACTTCTTTCTAAACAATCAATTAATTATGTTTTTTTTATTGTAGAAATAAAATTTGTTTTGTACAATTAATTATTTTCTAAAGGTGTTAGTCCTATTGCTTCTCTTACTTTATTGTATGTATCAAAGTCTAAGTTTTGTTTTAAAATTGTCATATTAGCTAGAGAATGAACAATTACTTCTTTTTCTATTTCACTATCCTCTTCTTCTACAGGTCTAACTTCGCACATAAACATACATGCCGGCATTGATTTTTCTGAAGGTACATTTACAAAAGGTAATCCACCTGTTAGTCCTTTTGAATCCTCTTCATAAAATATCTCAGGAATCCACATATTGTTTTGCATTTATTTATCCTCTTTTTTATCAGTTAATTGATCAGCAGGCACTTCAATTGTTTCAGTATTGCTATCTTTATTTTCTTCTTTTTCGTTTTCTTTTTCTAATTCTTCAGTATCTTTTTCTATTTTAGATTCTAACTCAGACTTTTTGTTTGTATAACTTTTTATTGTGTCTTCTAACTTTTTTAAGTTTTCAAAATCAGATCTATTCTTATCTAAACTGCTTGTAATGTACGAAATATCTGAAATTTCTATACCTAATTTTGATAATTGATCTGAACCAGAAGTTATTATTTGTGAAAGATCTTTAAGACTCGCAATATCATCTGTGATTATAGCTACAGAGTCTGATATGTTTTTGTCCATTGAAGAAGAAATATCAATATCAGGAAGAGATTTAGTTATTGAATCTAATATTTCTTGTATTCCGCTAGCAATAGATATTTCTTTTTCTTTGTTTTTTTCTAAATCACTTTGCATTTTATTTAATGAATCATCTACTTTTTTTTCTATTTCTAGAAAAGAGCTTTTTATTTTTTGAATTATACTTTTGTCAACTGTCTTAATCTTAAATTCAAATTTATTGTTAAAAACTTCTATTCTACTATTTAATTTTTCAATTAACTCATCTAGACTTTCAAAGCTTTCTTTTTCAATATTATTTTGATCTTGTTCAAATAACAAATTTAATTTGCTTTCAAAGCCTTCTTTTAAGTTTTTGTCACTTTTAACTTTATCAAATAAAGCTATTGTCATTTGATTTAAAATCAAAGGAGTTTTAATAGAAGCTTTTAGAAGATCGGTAAGTATAAGAGATCTTAAAATATAAAAAGATGAAAAAGAAAGACCCATTGAAGATTTTAAATCAACCTTTTCTTTCTCGCCTTTAGACTCCTCTTCATTATCTTCAGACTCTTCTTCTTTCAAAACTATACGATTGCTTTTAATAGATAAAACATTAAAACTCTCTTCTGTAGTATTGTTTTCTTCAGAATCATTAGATTCGTCTTCTTTTTCAGATTCGTCTTCTTTTTCTATACTTTCAACGTCAATGTCACTATTTAAAATTAATTTTATACACTCAATTGAATCATCATATAAAATTATTTTGTTTAAACTATTAATTTGATGTTCTATTTCATAATCTTTAATATAATTTAAAGCACTTTTAATATCTCTGTTTTTTGTAAAGTAGTCTAAAAATAACATTTGATCGCTAGTTACACTAAATTTTCGAAGTTGTAGTTCTTCAAATTTTTTCTTAAATTGAATTGCTATTTTATTAAACTTAGATAAGATAATACAAGCTTTCCAAAACTCATCTGAATCTAGATTTTTTTCTGCTTCTTTTGAAAGTTTATAATTTTTTCTTCTGCGCTTTCTCTTTTCAGATCTACTTAATTTTTTATCATTATCATTATAAACATCTAAGCTAGTGTCATGTGTTATATGTGACAATGCCATAATAAAGTTATATAAACTTTTATATTTTTCCCTATCTCGTTCAGTCCCAGGCCCGCCTTTATCTAAAAGATTCATCATGTTCTTTTTTGTAAATTCTTTATCGACAAAAACATCAAAAGCTTTAGCACCAGGACATGCCATTGACATAAATAAGTTAGCATCAGCAGCACCTGGCTGAGCTTTTATTAAGCTTTGCATTTCTCTTTTTATCTGCTTGTCAGATGATATAAACTCTTTATTAGCAGCAGCAAGACCTCCTACAACTCCATGTTTTTTTATGTTTTTGTATATTTTCCAAGCGTAACCAAAAGTTGCTCCCCAAGATCTTTTTAAAAAAGCACCTGTCATTTTTAATGCATCTGAGCCGGTTTTAATTAAAGTTTTTCCAGCATCCATTCCGGCAGTTGCGTATTTTCCCGGGCCTACTTCTTGTATTATGGTTTTGTTTTTTCTTATCGATAATTTATATTCTTTTTGATTCATCTAACACCAACTTCACATTAAATGTTTTAAAGTATAATTTAATTATCTCAATTTCAAAGTCATTTAAACTATGCTTTTTGCTTTTAATGTCTCTCGTAGAAAAACATCGTCTAATGTCTGGATTTAAATATCTAAGTAAATATTTTTTAATTACAAGCCAATCATTACCTTCGTAATAAGGACCAATCTCTTCTATAAGCTCAATTATTTTTTCTTTTTCTAGTTTATTCATTAAAATCTCACCGGCATTAAAGGAGGCAAAAAGTCTTCTTTTGTTTTTTTTGTGCTAATAACGTTAGACATTTTAGAAGGAATCTTTATTATTCTATTACTTTCTTTATCAAAAAACATGAAATCCAATCTGCCTAGACCAAAGTGTCTATTTAAAAAATGATTAAATTTTATTGTAATTAAATAAACTAAATAATAAAATATGTCTTTATTTGAAATAGCTAATCCTGATTCATATAATGTCTGAAATTTTTTAAAACTAATTTTATTGCATTTTTCATCTAGCGATAACTTATTTAAACTTTCAATTGTTTTATGCTCATCATAGTTTAGTATAGTGTTTAATTTAATCTCTTCCCAAAAAGTTTTATACAAATCATTATATTTTATTTTAATATCTAAGTTTAGATTTGTTGACTTAATATTTTCTAAATCGCTAAAATAAAAAAACAAGTCATCTAATACCAATAAGTTTTTATTTGATACTATTGAGTTAGTATTTAAACTTATTGGATAGATTAATCCATCTAAAAAAATAAAAGTAATAGAGCGATTTGAAAATTTATTTATCTTCAAAGTCTTTAGAGCGTTTAAAAATTTTATTTCATTCAATATGCTTCTAAATAAAATTATTGCATTGTTATATTTTTCATTTAAATATTTAAAGTTTTCATTATTAAGATATAAATTTTTTTTATTTATATTGATGTAATAATCTTTTGCATTAATATCATAGCTTAAACTTAAGATTAAACCGTCAATTTTTAAATGCAAATTGTTTTTTTCTATCATTCTAAAGCAATTTTTAATTACTTGAAAATAAGTGTTAATTGATCTGCAGTTAATTTCAAATGGATAAATAAAAGTAGACATTATTTATTTGAATGCAATACCTTTAATATTTGAGACTTATCTTGAATTGATTCGTTAGTACCTATTTTTGTAACTTTAATAGGTGTATTACTGTCAACTTTTTTACCTTTTGACTCATCAGATATTCTTTTGTTCATTGACTTTTCCTTTTCAGCACTAGTTACGCCAGACCTTTTAATATTAAAGTTTAAGTCTGAAGGTTTTTTTGCTGACTTTCCTTTAACGTCCATTAGAGTTACATGTATAAGACCTTTAATAAGGATATGTAGAACTTCTTTTTCTTCTCTTGTTAGTCCATTAAAGTATGCTTTTAACTCTGTTGAAATTTCTTTATCTGAAAATGAATGTGCTGCTCTAAACATATTAAGTTCATCTATTAATTTTTCATATGATACTGCATCAGACAAGTTAATAGAAGTAGGCTCAGGCTTATCCTCTTCTTCTTCATCCTCTTCTTCCTCATCGTCAACAATATCAAACTCTTCTTCTTTTGTTTTTTTGCTTTGATTAATTTTCTTTTTACTCTTTTTCTTTTTTGTAGCTTTAGCGCCAGCATCTGCAATATCGTCTTCTAGACGCTTTGCTCTTTTTCTTTCGACATCGTAGGAAACTTCTGTATCTTCTTCAATACTTTCGTTTATAATTGTATCTACCAAAGAAAACAAATCAAAATTACTAGCTTTAGTTGCCATTGTTGCTCTCCCATTTTATTTGATTCTGCCACCTCTCGTGATAAAGTTCGTCTCTTCTTCTACGTCTTTTATCTTCTTCTATAATATGATTATCAATTTTGCGTCGATTTACATACTCTTCATTTCTTTTGTCTATATCATTCGTAAACTTTTCAAAATCAAATTCCATGACATACCTTCTTTCAATTTAAAAATATACTATATGTTATAATATAACTATTTTGCTTATTTAATTTAATGGTTTTTTCTATAGACTTTTCTGCTATATTAATTTTTTTTATACTGTCACCTTTATAAAGTAATTCAATTGAATCAGGATTAAACGCTAGCATATCTTTTGCATTCTCTTCTTTCATAAAAGCTTTTAATTTAATCCTGTTTTTATTTTCTTTTAGACTAATATATTTTAACATGCAATTCTTGTTATTTAAAACAACATTAAAATAAAGATTCCACGTAACATCTTTTTTGTTATTATCAACAATTAAATTTTCTAGCTCTTTAGAATAAAAGATGTTTTCTTTTTTTGATTGTTTTAGTAAATCATCATCCATTTATCTACTCTTTTTTAGCAAAATAATAAACAACATCTTTTCTAATTTTATCGATATCTTTTTTAGCCTCAAATTCTATCTCTGAAACTTCAGGTGATGCTGCATGCAATATAACTCCAACTTTTTTTTGTTTAACCCTAAATTCAATAATACAATCTGTATCTCTATCGTATTTTAGCAATTCTAAAACAAAAGCTTCTTTTTGTTTTCTAGACTTAAAAGAAAAAAGTTTTTTTATGCACTTTGTAGTAACAGTCCACTTTTCTTCTTTAGCTTCTATAGGTAATTCGTTTTTGTCACTATCTGGATAAGATTTAACTTTATTTTCACTTAGATAGCTTTCCATTAAATTTTGCAACATCATAACTTGCCTTGCTTATTAACTAATTTGAGGTGCCGGGAAAACATCATCAATACTGACTTCTTTTTCTTCTCCGTCTATAACATCACCTTGTGAATTAAATATGTCTATAATAATTTCTATTTTGCCACTATCAATATCAACAGAGTCTTTGACTTCTGCAGGCTTTCCTTTGTAGATAACTTGCCAGCCAGTCAAGTCTAGATTATCATCTTCCAAGAAAGAATAATCTTTTCTACTAGTCAATGCCTGCTCTCTGTCTTCTGCAGCTTGAGAAGATTTTGACAACATATCAGATCTTGCGTCTTTAGTCTTTTCTTTCCACAATTTAAACCAGTAAGGTGCACCTTTAAATGATGCAGGCTTACCTCTGTCTGTTGTAGAATCTGACCCTTTGCCTTTTCTTATTGCTTCAATCTCTGCAGGATTGCCTAAAGGCTTAAGTGGATTATCTAATAAACTTTGATAGTACTCTGTTTTAAATGCTGATTCTATAAACTTGAGCTCAAATTCTTTGTCTTTTTTATTTCTAATATATTCTAAAAACTCACTAAAGTCTTTAGATGACATCACACTACTTTCAGCCCAAACTTTACCAATAATTGGTGGTTTGCCACCAGACCTAATGTTCAAACAGTCATCCATTAACTTTTGCGCATTAAAGTTAGTTATTTTATTTTGTTGTGGACCTTTATTAAAATCATTAATCACGCCATCAGCCTTCTTTAAAAAGTAATCTTTTCTTTGTTCTAGCTCTAGCTTTGGATTAGGAAGCACTGATCCTTTGTCTTTAATACCTGTTCTACCCATTGTCCAGTAAATTATAAAGTTAAATATAGACTTACCAAACTCAGGTTTAACATGTTTTGATTGCTTTCCTTTCGTAAGATTTTCACCTATTCTAGCTGAAGGGTGATTTGCTGCAAAATATTCCTTTACAGCAAAAGCTAAGTCTGCTTCTATCTTGTTCCATATATTGTTCGCATAAAAGTCTTTCATGTAGTCTGTAGCAAAAACTCTAAAAGATGATAAGCCACCTAATAGCTCGTCTAAGTATTGTGTGTCTTCGTCTTCTTCGTCATGATACTCTGAAAGATATGATTCTATAGCAGTCGGATCTGTTACAACTGCTTCCATTTTTTTAAATGTATCTTTTTCTTCTTTTGAAGCAGACCTCAGACCTTCAATGCCTACAACAGAGTCTTCTACTAAGTCCATTCTTCTAATTGCATCAATATACTTTTTACCCAATTCAGAATATATTTTAGCTTTCATTTCGTTATCTGTTGCGTAAAACATTGATTTAAACCATTGTTTAGTAATATCTTGTCTTACACCCCCAGTATTGCTATATGCACCTTGAGAAACTTTAGCAATGTCAGCGTGACTCATAGGCTCTTCAGTGTTTATGTTGTTTTCTATAAACTCTTCCCATTTTTTAGAAACAACTCTACCAGACGCCGAATCAATATCATTAATGCTTTCAATCTGATCAATTGCGTCTAACAGCTCAGTATGGATCTCACCTTTTGTTTTATCTGGAAGAATATTAATATGCATAGTTCTTGCTTGCGACAATCTGTCTAAAGCTTGTTCTAAAGCTTTTTCAGCAGCAGGACTAAGGGGTTTTTTCTCTGAAATCTTAGTTAATTTATCTACTATTGTCAAGTCTAAGTTGTTTTGCTTTAATAACTTCAGAGCGTCTGACATTTGCATGTCAACTACCTCAATATCTTCAGGTCTAACTTTTTGTGATTTAAGACGCGCAAACTCTGCAGCCTTTTCATTACTAAGATATAGAGGCTCACCAGTTTCAGGATCAATTGGAGAATTTGCATATTCTTCCTCTTCTTCTCGTCTAAGTCTTGCTTCATACTCTTCAGTATCTAAAAGATATTGTTGATACTCTTCGTCTGACATTGCTTCTTGATCATTCGGCTTTTTACCACCAATAGGATATTCTGAATTTAAATAGTCTAAAAATGATTGTGCGCTATCTCTTTGCGTTCCTGCTGCTTTAAATAATAATTTTGTTAATTCATCTTCTTTTATAGCGTCAGTATTTAAAGAACCCATATTAGACTTATCTATTTTTACAAGAATTTTATCTAATTCTGATCTTACAGCTCTTTTTTCGTCGTGGTCTAGTCCTGATGGTGAACTGGTAAACTTCATCTTTTTATCACCACGTAAATTTCTTTGCCCTACAGCAACAATTTCTGCATCCATAAATTTTTGTTGCGAATTTAAATAAAACTTTATTTGATGAATAATTTCCCATTTTCTCATTGCAGCTTCAGAAGCATTTTGTTCAACAATTAGTTTATATCTAGCAATAATAGCTAATTTATCAATTACTGGAATTTTTTCTAAGTTAGGACCAATTCTAGGTTCATTTACAGGAAGATAGAATTTTAATTTTTTTCTTATAAAAGGTATTTTACTTTTCTTTAAAAGCCAATCGTATCGTAACAAAACTTCAGCTGACTGCTTATTTAAGGACTTGTCACTAGAAGATACTTCGTCATCTTCTTCTTCAAATTCTAAATTCTCTGCATCTTTAGCATCATTTTTTTCAAAAGCAGCTAATGCTTCCTTTGAACCAGGGACTGCTACTTTTTTATCGTCAATATAATTGTCAAGAAAATCGCTAGCATCAAAAGTTTTTCTTTTTTCTCCTGCTTCTGAAAGTAAAATTGATTTATTCTTTTCGATTGACTCGATTAGTATTTCTCTAAGCTTACTATTAACTTTTTCGTTTATCGGTGTAATAATTTTGTTAATTTCTTCCTCAAAAAGATTGTTAGCTGAGTCTTCTCTTTTTCTATTGAGAAGATCATTTAATTCAAATATAAATTTTAATTTTTTATTTTTTGAGCTATCTTCTTTTAGTGTTTCTTTTAAAAAATCTTTAATTCCTGCTTCTGTCGGAAATTTACCGTTTGTATTATGCAATGTATTAACATAACTCAATGCTTCAGACATTAAAGAATCACTTTCTTTTACTTGCGTCTTAGAAAGATATGACAAAAGATAATATTTTCTTTTAAATTCGTTACTTTTGTTTTCTAAAAGTTTTTGTACTATTCTAGACTTTTTGCTGTTTAACATCTATTATTTCACTTTCTCTATAACTTTTTTTATTGTCTTCCAAACATGCTCTATTTCTTTTCTTCCGATTTCGCTTTTGTTATTATGAATTAGCGTATTAGAAGCTCGCATCAACTCAGAAGCATTATCAGGAACATAATCTTCATCTTCTAGACTAGAATGTGAAAGCTTTTCATCGTAAAAAACAGGCATAACATCATTAGGAGTAAGAGGAAGCTCTTCTTCTAAGTCTTCATAAGACTTCATATAATTACCGTCACCATCTATTTGAGGTCCGGGTTGGTCTTTAGCAGAAGTTCTGTTATTTTTTCCTGCATCCATATCATGATCTAAAGGAAGTCTTAACTCATTGATGTTATTTTCAAACAATATACTTCTAGCAATATGTTTAATATCTTTAATATTTATACTCATAAACTATTCCTGATTTCCTATACGTATAAATATTATATTTATTTTGTTTAATGATATATCTTTTTCTTTTTCTTTTTATCTGCAGGATCTTCTTCGAACAAAAAATCGTCTGTGTCTTCAAAAAAGCCTATGTCGTCAAAATGCTTCTCTTCATAATTGTTATAGCTAGACTTTTGAAAAAGCTTTCCTTCAAAGACAATATTTAAAATGTTATAAAGTTCAGTAATTGCTGATGCTAAAACTGTAATGTCTTTTGAACAAACATTTTTATAATTTTTAAAAGCATCTTTTAACTCTTTATTTTCTTTTTCTAGCAGATTTATTTTTTCTTCTAATGACTCTATTTTATTTATTTTGTCATTTAGTTGGACAATCTTAATTTGAATTGCTTTAGTCGTTGTTTTTAAATGGCGAATTTTCTTCAATAGCATTGTACAAATCTTTCGTGTCAATATCTTTTAATCTAGAAAGTTTATTGTTTTTAATTTCGTCTACTTTTTCTTCGATTAGTTTATTAATATACTCGTCACCATTTACAAAGGACTCAGACATAAGTCTAAAAAACTTTTGCATAGAAAGCTCTTTTAAAAACAAAAGTGCTCTTAATTTTTTGTGCACATCTCCTTGTAATTCAAAGTGAATTGTTTTATTGTTTATAATTTTTTTAGCAATCTGCTTCTCGTCTAAACTCATTATTTCTTCTTAGGCACTTGGTTTTGCACCTGCTGCAGCATTATAATTGCTATTGTTAACTTGTATATCTATTTGAGATTCAGCGGGAAGAAGATTATTAAACTCAGTTTTAAATTTCTCAGCAGTTTCTTTTGCCTTTGAAGGATCTGCATTGTCTATAATCCAAGTTAAATAACTTTGTAAAATTAACTCTGCAGGATTGACCTTACTGTAAAAGTTATTAAATAAGTCAAAAGCTTTTTTAGCTTCAGCACTTGCATTAATTTCCATTCCTTTAGAGACTTTAGTTGAAAGCTTGTGATATTCACTACCTAATGAATCAATTCTTTCTTGCTCGTCCCGCAAAGAATTTTCTAAATCATCAATAACACCAGATGCTTCATCACTTTCTTCTTTTATTAAAGACATTTTTTTTAAACTAGTTTTTCTTGCGAATGATTCTTTTTGAAACGATGTTTCTTTTGAAATAATTCTACCGATAGGATCAGGTACTAACTCTGCTTTTAAAGTTTGTTGTGCATCTTGAACTTGTTTAATTGTTTTAAGATCAGCACTTAAATCTTCAATTGAGCTAACAACATCATGACTTTCTTCACCCTCTTTGCCTGACTCTTCTTCGCCATCATCTTCTTCACTTGATTCCTCATCACTAGTATCTTCTTCTTCTGAAGACTCTTCTTCATCACCTTTTTTATCTTCATCGCCTTCGGAATCATCAAATGCATCTGCAAAAGGATCTTTGTCATCATCTTCAATTAGCATTTTTAAACTTATTCCTCTTCCGCCCGACTCAAATAAATGATGCATATTTTTTATAAATTTATCTGACATTTTAAATTATCCTAAAATCTTAGCTATTTTTTCTGTTTTGCTTACACGATCTTCAATCACAGACCAGTTAAGTTCTTTCATCATACCATATACATAAGTTTTTCTGTCTTTTAAATAGTCTCTATAATAACTGTGTTCCCAACAGTCCATAACTACAACCGGAAGTAGACCAATCATTACATTTTCACTATGTAAATCAATAACAGTGTTCATGTATCTTTTTAAATGTGGATTATAAAATGTAACTGCCCAACCATTTCTAGCTGAAAGGCAGCATGCTACAAAGTCTTCTTGCCATTTATCAAAAGTTCCAAAATCTCTCGCTAATTTCATATAAGTCAAAGAGTCAACAGTTATTTGACTATTAACATCGCTAATGTTTTCAAAATAAAGACCATGTAAAAACGCAGCATTATGATTATAAGTTTCGTCAATTTTTAAATTTCTAAAGTCTGAATGATTTAAATTTGCTGAAGACTTGTCACACCCATCAATTTTAGCTGAAACTTTGTTTAGATTTTCAACATAACCTTCTAAAAGCTCTTGATGTGATTTCTTTGTCTTATCAGATAAAAGCTCTGTTCTAAGCTTAAACTTTCCAGCTTCAGTAACATACGCCTCAGAAATAACTTCATCATATTCGACGTTAACGTCAGAAAAAACTTTATTGTTTTTATGATTGTTTAATAAACCACTTTCGTTAAGTGTTTCTGAGATTGCATTTTTTATAATGTCATTAATGTTCATGTTGATTATTCTTCCTCTATTTTTAGACGAAATCTTTCTTCAAATTCACCCATTGGCACTAGTATATATTTTCTATCAGGAAGTTTAGGCGCCATATCAGGCTCATCGACAAAATTTTCTTCTTCGTTTTCTGGTCTATCTAAAGGCTCTTCTTCGCCAAATAAATAGCTATCACTGTCCGCTACAGGACTTATGTCTCTATCTAGACCACTACCTCTACTATAAAAACCTATCTCGCCTCGATCTTCTTCTTTAAGACTCTGCGTTGACTCGCTACCATACGCATCTTCTCTAGGTTCGTCAGGAAGATAAAGCTTTGCAAACTCTTCACTTCCTTTTTTAACTATCGTATCAAATGTATATTGATTCCCAGCTGCATCTAACACCTTAAGCCCTTTTGCATATTCTAGTACATTAACACCACGCTTATCTTTAATTGTTATTTTTTCGTTAAGAAAGTAATTAATTCTATTACTGTATTCTTCTTTTAAAACTTTTTTCATCATTCTCTCATCAAGTTTCATTTTAAAACTCTACTTTAAATTCCATAGTTTTTTATATTCTTTTTCTAGAACATTAGATTCTCTTATTATATTAGTAATATTAACAACATCATTTAATTTTCTTTGCTTAACATTTCTATAAGATCTTCTACGTGAATATGATTCTTGCAAAGATAAACCACCAATAGCAGCATCAGCCTTGACAAAAGCGTCTTTATACGCTGCTTTAAATTTCTTTAAATCATCATCAGATGCAAATGAATAATTGGCACCCCCGCCACTGTGGTGGGTTCTTATTGTAATATCATAAACAGATTTCAACTGATCGATAACATCATTATTGTCGACACTTGCAAACTGATTAAATAAAGCTTGAGAATAATATGTTTCTGCAGAATTATTTTGTTTTTTGGTCGCATGATAACTTAAACATCTATTGTTTTTATAATCAGAAGATTCTTGATTGCCAATATTAAGAATTTTTTCTGCTGCTAATTGTCTAGCATAATCTAAAATATTATGTGCACCATCAAAGCTAGTAGGATCATTATAGCTTACATTGTTTAAGTCATAAATCGAGTCTATTATTCCTACAACACGACCAAATTCATTACTACTATAACTAACATCTTCTTTTGTAACCTTGAAGAGGCCGTTAACAATGTCCATAAACAACTCAGAGTCACCTTTAGAAAAGTCGTTTGAAAAACCAACTCTTTGAATATTAGGTATACTTTCAAAGAGTTCACCAGAGTTAACTAAATTATAAAGTTTCTTAACTTCAGCAACATTAATAAGAGGACGATTTCTTCTTTTGGTCTTAATAGCTGTATCGATTAACTTATCAAGTCCAGTAAGCTCTTCGCTCTCTGCAGATACAAGTTTAACAGCATCACCAATTGTTCCGCCTGACTGTTGCATTCCTTGAAGTTGCTGCATCAATTGAGGATTTTGCATCATCATCATAAAGAAAGCAAACATTGGGTTACCGCCACAACTATTCATTAAGTTCATAAATTGTGCAGGATCAAAAGGTTGATTCATATCTTTAGGAACTGGAGCATTCTTTGTTTCTTCTTCTACTTCTTTTGAAGCAGGTTCTCCTTCTTTAGCTTCTTTGTTAACCATGTCTTCTGCAACAACTGCATTTAAGTTTAGTTTCTTAAACTCTTCAACACCTGTTATTTCTACATCAAAGTTTGATTTAAGATAAGCTGCAACTGTACCTAATAAATAATTTTCTGCTTCTTTAAACTCTTTAGAACTTTCTTCTAATTCACTATCTCCATACATAAGAACGCCTGAAGCATTTAGTTCACTTCTAAGATCATCAGCTGTTATTGATTTAGCTGTTTCTTCAAGAAGTAATGAATTAGATTCAAATAACAAGCTGCTTAATTTACCTAAAATATATTCGCTAGATTCATTTAAGTCTTTAGCTTTCTTGACAATTGATAGCATAACATCTGCAAGCTTTGAGGTGTCTTCAGCTGTACTAGCCTTTAAAGCTTTATCTCTATTTGTTTTGACTTTTTCGCCATCAATTCTATTAATTACTGACTCGTAGCTATTATTTTTAAATAGTCTAGTAAATATACCCGTGCTTTCTTTATGGAATGTATGCTTATCTGCAGTCTTAACTAATTCAGCATGCTTCTTCTTATCATACTTTTTAATAATACCTGAACATACATTTGCCAAGTCTTTTTCAAGCTGATCAAGAATCATATCATCAGTTATATCTTCTGCTTTAAGTTTACTAGCCTTGTTCTTTCCTCTTCCAAATAACCCAGGATTTTTTCTTAGATCTTGTTTTATCTTGTTAGCTAATCCCCTACCAGCAACTGATTTTGTCTGAGGCGTAGAGCTTCCTGAAGGACTTAAAGAATCAATCTTTGCGAGCTCGCCTGTAATGTTAACACTATTCTCAGCTAACTCTTTTCTATACTTTATTAAAGTTTTACAAATAATCTCAGAAAACATTACAGCAGGAAGTCTAGACCAGTCGACTTCACCTAACATATTAGATACCCTACCTGTTTCTAATATACGTTTGTCTGCTCTCATATAAGTTGCTAAACCAATTTTTGTCAATAATAAAATTGGATATACATCGTTAAATTCAAGTCCTCCTCCATCTGCATCTGCTGGGTCGACATCTTTATTAACATCTTTGTTAACATCTTTATTAACATCTTTGTTAACATCTTTATTACCAGCTTCTGTTCCACCTTCATTACCAGCTTCTGTTCCACCTTCATTACCAGCTTCTGTTCCACCTTCATTACCAGCTTCTGTTCCACCTTCATTACCAGCTTCTGTTCCACCTTCATTACCAGGTTTTAAATCTTTAATTGTTCGAACATTATCATCAAATAATTCGTCATCAGATGTAAACGTTGCAGACTTTTGACTAGTTGTTCTACCAAGTTCTCTAACATCAGATACGTCTTTATTTAAATTCTTTACTAACTCATCACGACCTTCTGGAGATGCAGGATATGATTGAGCATCTTCTAAGGCATTCCCATCTTTGTCTAAATGTTCAACTCTAAAAGTATCATTAGTTTTATCATAACTTACTTCCCATTTGTGATTATTTGGAATATTTGCATTGTCATTCATATAACCATTAATAGCATCAGCTTGATTTTGAGCAGCAAATTCACCATTATCTAATTCAATTTTCTTAAGATTTTCAAGCTCATCAGAGCTAACCGCTTGAACTTCTTCAGCTGATACTTCATCTGGCGATCCTTTTGCGGCCTCAGCATCAGCATCAGCAGTGGCTTCTTTGGCAGCTGCATCAGCGGCAGCCTCCTCAGCATTAGCTGATTCTATTTCAGTATCAGCGAGATTAGACTTAGCTTGTTTAAGTTTTTCTTGAGCAGTCTTTAACGTGTCCTCTAACCCTTCAACCTGAGCTCTTACTGAATCTATATCTTCAGGGTCAGCCTCGATAGTTTCTTTAGCTAAAAGATCTGCTTTAGCATTAGCTAAGTCTAGACGTGCTTGAGCTAAATTTTGCTTTTGGGTTGCAATTTCTAGTTTATATGAAGCTCTCTCTAACTCTTGTCTAGCTGATTCAATAACTTCAGGATCAGCGCCTTCTCGATCTAATTTCAAGAATTTTTCAGAAAGACTATCTGCAACTTTTGTTGCATCTTTAACATTTTCGCTAGCTGCTTTAAGCTGCTCACTGTATTCTTCGATGTCGAATTTTGCATCAGCAAGTTTAGGATGCTGAAGTCTAACATCATTTAAATAATCTAAGCTTTCATTGTACTCTTCTAATGCTTCATTATACGCTGCTTCAGCAGCACTTTTCTTATTCACAGCTGGTAACAGTTTACCAAATATATCTGGGTCAGAGTCAGATGTTAAGACTTCATGCCATTCTTTTTGTGCAGCCTCTAAAGCTTTTTTAGCATTTTCTAGATTTTCTATTGCAGGTTTATGCGCATCATTAGCTATTTCTAATTGCTGTTCAAAAGAATCAGAACTCATTGATGAAACAGTTTCTGACTGCTCTACTTGCTCTTTAGTCTTAAACCCTTCTGTAGGCTTGTCTTGTTTTTTAAGACTTTCAACATGTGCTTCATTAGCATCCTTATCAAAATAATTAGGTTCAACTGGTTTTTTTGCTGGAAGTTCAGAATTTCCTTTTATTGAAGTTGCATCTTTAATTAAATCTTCTTGCTGTAAACCTGCATATTTATCATTTATTTCAGGTCGAATTTTAACACCATTATCGTATGCAAAAACTCTTGATTTTCCTGCCATAACATCTTTAATACTATATTCAATTTGACTGCCATCTTTAAACTTAATAAAAACACTTGAATCGTCTGAGGTGATTTTTCCAATTTTGCCTAGCAAGCCCGGATGGAATTCACCAGTAATGCCATCAGCTTTGGTCATGTCAATTAAGTCTGATAATTCACGTCCGTCTCGAAGAGCATTATAATGCTGACTTACCACATCCTTCAAGTCCGAAGCACTTCCACTTTTTAAAGAGTTAAACTCAGACTGTGTTAGTTTAAATTGTTCCCAAGGTTTGTCGTCTTTAGTAAATGAAACAATAAAATTGTCGCCTTCTCTTTTGATACTAGAGTAGTCTATATCAAGCTTAAACTTTTTAAAAGCTCCTTCTAAATTTGTAGTAATGGCACTTTGATCATCGTCGGAAATAGTAACTTTTTGAAGAGCCTCAGAAGCTTTTTGTTTAAAGTCAGGATGTTTCTGCGCCCCGGCACCTTTAAGCCCAGGACTAGGTGCTTCGAACAGAAAATTGCTTAAAGAGCCTGAGATTATGTTTTCATTTAAAAGATTCTCAACGTCTCTTTTTGTAAAGTTTTCACCTAATTCTGCAAATAAGCCATCCACGTCTTTGACAAGCATTAAAGCTTCATTTCTAGTTAAGCCTAAAACGTTTTCCATTATTTTAAAGTATGCTTTGCGTGATTTTTCTTTTCTTGATCCAATTCTAGAGAACCATCCTTGTTTTTGTCCTTCGATTTTTTTGAGCTCTTCATTTAAAGCATTCATAATATCTTTTTTAAAATTTTCAGTTCCAAATTTTTCTGATATTATTTTTGTAAGCTCAATTCGCATTTGATTAATTTGAAAGCTTTTTGCTTTCTTTTTAGAATTTTTGCTTTTTGCATCATCAGCATCATCTGCTTCTTTTAATAAATAAGCTAAACCTAATTTATAAATAAAATCAACATTTTCATTCATTGAATCATCTTGCAGCATGTCAATAATTCCAGCAAATGAATTTCTTTTATTGTCTGAGCTACCAAAGAAAGACTCAATTAACATGTTTTCAATTGAACTTACGTTAATAAAGTTACCTATTTTAGTTTCTGATTTGTATTTATAAGCATTGTCTATAATTTCGCTATAGATCTTTTGCCCTAAAGGATTGAGGTTTTCTTTTTTCTTCTTTTTCTCTTCATTTTGTTTAAAGCCGTTAGCAACACCTACTAATTGTTCTGAACTGTATGTCAACGTTATGCCTTGTTCTTTAAGCTTATCCTCTAATCCCATAAATATATTGATATAGAGACCTGAAAGTATTCCTTTAATAGAACTTCTAATCATAGGTTCAGCAGCTTTTAAAACTTCTTGAGAAAACATTTCAGGAGTTTTATAATAACCTTTTCCTCTTTCTATAGCATTTTGTGCTATTTTAAAAAAGCTTTTGCCTATATAAGCAGTAGCTGCTGCAGCAAAAAGATAAGGAGCAGCTCCTGCTATAGTTGTAACAGTACCAATCGAACCTATTATAGGAATGAATGTAGCTCCATATGCTAGCATCCCTGCAGTAGCGCCTGCCTTTGCAGCTGAATCTACAGCACTTGCCGCACCTTTTGCAGTTATTTTTTCATTTAAAGGTTTGCCGCTAATATCATGACCTGCATTTAAAGTTCCAGCATTTCCACCTAATATTCCAGCAATTGCGTTCTGAATCATTTTGTTTAAAGTATTCTCTAGATCATCTTTAAACGTTTCGCTATCAAGCTCTTCTAAGAAAACATCTAAATCTGCACTATCTTCTTTAAGCTTTCTCATGACAGCGTTCATTATTATAAAGCTATCGATATCATTGCTTTGAACTTGATCTTCAAGCATTTTATCTAAATTTAACTTAATAGGCTTGTTGTCTTTAATAGACTTTTCAATCGCTTCAAGATATTTTGTGCCAATAAACTCTTTTGTTTTATGATTTGGACTACCTTTGATCAAAGGAGACAAAGATTCAAATTCATCGTCAATAGCTTTTTTAATGCTAGGTACTAGATTTTCTCTAGTTATCTGATCAGTTGAAGCCTGTTTTCTTTGTTCAGCACCTGAAATAGGAATATCGTCTGTATTTCCTTTTATAGCTGATATCAAGATCTTTACAATTTTTTGTAAAAGAGCTCTTCCTTTGCCTCCGTAGTAGTCAAAAACTTTTTTTGCTTCTTCTTTACTATCTTTAGCATCTATCAACCAGTCATCTTCTATGTCACTTATTACATCTTCTAATTTTGATTTAAATTTTACAAGAGGCTTTTGGTCTAAATCAAGAGAACCTATAAATGAATTCAATTCAGTTTCAGCACCTCCTTGACCGTAGAAAGTAGTCTGAGCATTTTCATCATATGCTACAGTTGCCCAACTATTTTTTTGATCTTTAAATAAAGAATTAAGATGTGAAATTGCATCATCAATTTCAGACTGATCGCTATCCTTTTTTGCGTCTGCTTTTAATTCAATATTTTTTGTATTAAAGCCATTAGAACTATTAGTAATGTCATCTGATAAGTTAAGACCTGTAAAAGCATTGTAGTTTATAGAAACCTTTAAAAATGCTTCAGTAGAATATAATCGTAACATTGCTGCAATATAGTTTGCAGCTTTAAGTCTTCTCTGATCTCTTTCATCACCTTCAGTCTCAGTATTAAATTCTTTAACAAACTGGGATAACCTTTCAATAAACTTAGAACCTGCAACATGATCTAAATAATCACCAATAAAAGGTGTTTTAACAGAATTATCATTAGAAAAAGGTCTAAATTGGTATTTGATATCCTTACCTAATTTAACTTCAGCTTTTACAGCAAAAAAGTCTTCAAAGTTATTTTCTGTTTTTAACTTTAAGTTAACAGGTGTTTCTTTGATAGAATATTTAGCAAAATTAACGCTTGGCTTAAGCGTTAATACGACACTTTGCTGACGCATTTTTCCGCCCGAGCCGATTTGGCTTTGTTGAGTGTCACCTTCGTAAATATATCCGTCTAAACATCCAGTAAATTCATAAGAAACAGCAGGTAATATATTTAAAAGTTTATTTGGATCAATTGACCCGTCCTCTTTCATTCCTTTTAAAAAGTTTGCAAATGAGTTTCTATCAAAAGTAGGCGAATATGTTTGTTCACCAACGTCAGTTCCAAAACTAGATTTTTGAATAGTTTTGTTGTTTGCTTTAAAGTCACTTGCTGCAACTACACCTACTTCATTTTGCTGCGGATCTGGTAAAGTTGCATTGGTACCAAAGACGTCGTCTAAGTTAGCTGAATCTGTTGGAAGTACTTCTATTTTTTGAAGCGCTTGCGCTGCTGCATTTCCAGTTTTACCTTTTCTAGAAAAAGGCATTTTACCTTGTTTTACGTCACCAGTATCTACAAAAGACTCCAAGTCTTCAATGTCTATTTGAACTTGATCTGTTTTACCTGAATCGTCAACATCATCTTTATTTACTAGTCTAGACCACCAACTACCTTTTTGACTTTTCTCTTCATCATCTTTTTTTTCGTTTAATAAGTCACCTTCAAACAATAAAGAAGAAAGAGAATTCTCATGAAGTTTATTTGCGTTAAAAGGAATATAGTTTTCTTCCTTCTTATCACCTTGCTGTTGACTAGTCTCTTCAGAATCTTGTTCGCTGCTTCCTCCACCCATTGGTTCATTACCGCCAGTTGGTCTTCTTTTTGATTGCAGCTTTTCAATTCTCTGCAAAGGAGTAGATTTACCTGTCATAAAAGATGATTGAATAGTTTCTACTTCACTTGCCAAAACCATTTCAGGATGAAGCTCATTTAAGCCGGCATGCATTACAGCTTTACCTTTTTCAGGCTCTTGCAAACCAAAAAACGATTTATGTAAAGCTATATTTTCTTTTTTGATAGGCGCAAAAAGTGCAGGTATATAAAATATTCCAACATACTCATCACTGCCTTTTTTGCCGCCTAGATTTTCCATTTCCTTATTGTTTAAAAATAGAGGTACAACTTGTTGCTTTTCATATTTTTTAAAGTCGACAGGATTTAGGCCTACTTTTTGTTCACCTTTAACCTGCATAGGATTGACCTTTAAGCCTTTAATTGCTACGTTCTTAAGCTGATTAAGCATCTGATACGTTATTATGCCTAGAGGCTTTTTAAGTACATCTTCAGGCATAGAGTCAGGATCAGGAATCTGATCATTTATTTTTTGTGCTATAGCTTTAGAAACAGCTCTTAGTGTTGCCATTGATAAAGTTTGAACGTTATCTTCAATAGGAACTTCTTTTTTATTTTCAAAAATATCGTGAACTTCACTATTACTCATCTCAAATAAAGCGTCTTTAAGTTTTAAACTCATATTATGTGCTACCTACTACTATTAATTTCAAATTAATTATAGTAATAAATATAAAGATGATTATTATTTTTTAGACGTTTTGAATATATTGTTCTACTTCAATACCAGCAGACGTTAACATGTTAATGCCTGTATTGTCTCTATACTGAGTTTTATATACTACTTTTTTAATTCCACTGTTAATAACAGCTATAGCGCAATTTTCACAAGGGCTTAGCGTCAAATACATAACTTTATTTTTTGGGTTATTATAATCCAATTTCAATAAAGCATTAATTTCAGCGTGCAGCAAACCGCTGCAGCCAGGTTCTTCAGATTGAGGTATGTTTGACAAACCAGCAGCATTACCATTATACCCTAAAGAAAGTACTTGCGTATTATCTGACGTTACTATAAGTGCACCTACTTTAAACGTAGAATGATGACTTCTCTTGGCTATTGTCTCTGCCATTGTCATCCAGACTTCATCCCATGTAGGTCTATTTTTTATAGACTCTTTCAAACTAACTCTCTTTCTTTACTTTAAAAGTAGTGTAGTGAGAAGAACATCTAGGCTCGTACATTCCTTTTGAACCAACTCTCTCTTCGTCAGATGCATTATCAATATCAAACATTGCCTCTGTAAAATAAGCATCGTTATCACATTTAGTACACACAGCAGGGCAAACTTCTATTTTCGTTGCAAAAGGCATCATTTCTTTAATAGACAAGAAAGGTACTTCGTTTGCATCTAATTGAATCGAAGAAAGAACTATTGATATATTATGTCTATATAAAGAAATTAAAACTGGCGCTATATTTGATATCATAAAAGCTTCATCTACAGCGATTATTGTCTTTGGATTATAATCGCCTTCTTTTAGATGAAGCAATATTTCTTTTGCATCTTCAATGCAGACAGCAGGATAAGATCCTCCGCTATGTGTACTAATCTTGTCTATACTGTATCTGTCATCTCTTTTTGCTTTAAAAGCCAAGACTTTACGACCTTTATATAACGATCGATCAATCTCAGCCATAAGTCTAGTTGTTTTTGAGCCGAACATAGGCCCAGTAAATATTGTAAAACTTGGATTCATTTATTCTCCTAAGGAACTATGTGTGCAGATCTAATGTTAATTGTTAAGTCAACAGGCACACTCTCGTCTAAACTCATAAACTCTGCAATTTTTACGCTTAATATCTTTAAGAATTCATAGTCTGCCCATAATGTTGTTATAACATTAGAAGATCTAAATGTAGCTGAAACGTTTAAACGATTTTGTCTAAATAAAGCGTGAACCATAGATATACAACTGTCGTCTGTATAAATAAACCTTCTGCTATCATGTTTTTGTGGCACATTATGCTGATTAATTCCGGCAAATTCTTTAAATATTTTATTCTGAATATCATTAGTCATTTTTTCATAATATTCTTTTTCTTGCGGAAATTCTAGCACTCTATAATCTAAGCTGCTAATGTCAACTGTCTCTTTACATTGCACGTCAACTAGCTCGTTTCTACCACTATTAACGACAATAGACTTAATAAGATCACCACTTGGGACTTCATTCATCTCTTCAATAAAGTCTAAACATATGTCTACTTTTTCTTCTAAGTCTTCTTTGTCTTCTAATACTAATACATTTGGAAAATGTCCAAAACCCATTTTAGCAATATTTTGAAAATAACTTCTTACATTCAAGATGCTATTTTCATCTTGAAACTCGTCACCGCGCTTTTTTAGACGTCTTACAACAGTTTCTTCGGATGGTAATAGTATAATATACAGTGTATCTAAACGTTTAATGTCATCTAAAATCTTGTCAAACCACAGTGAAGAATCTTCACGTTCATACATTTTAGCATAGACATACATAGAAATACAGCTTCTGTCTTGAATATTGTATTTAAAGTTTGTTTCTTTATGAAGCCTATTAAACAACGTAGTTTTACCACTACAATCAGGGCCTTCAATGTTTATATTTAAAAATCGCATATGTCACTTTCTTTTAAGCATTATAATATAATTAAAAATATAAATTTACAAAAAAATAAGAACATTACGTAATATTTATATTTAAAAGCATATTACAGGAGAACATATAATATGAGAATCACAGAAAGACGTTTGCGTCAAATTATTAGAAGTGTCATTAAAGAATCAAAAATAGATGAACAAGAAGACATGCCTCAAGATCCAGATCTTGCTGATGATCAAGGGCTTATGTCAGACATAATGAACACTGCAAGACAAATTCCTGAAGGAATAAAGATTAAGTCTGCAAAAAGTATTAAACAATTAAGAGAAAACAGAGACTTAAATTCTCAAAGCGTAAAAGAATTTATTTCTGGTTCTTTAGACGCAAACGGTAAATTAATTGCTTTATTTAATCTAGATTTGCATGGAAATCATGGCAAATTAGGTACTGAATTGGTTGGTTTAGGCGCAGGAGGTCTACTAGCAAAGGTTACATATGTAATAAATGTTTTAGCTGGACATGGCTTCTGGGTTAAAATGTTTGGTGCTACTTTGGCAGGTGGATTTGCTGCATTAAATACAGTAATAGGCTTAAGTGTAGCTGTAGGTGCTGTTGGTTATTGGTTAACAAAAAAAGCAATTAAAAATTCTAATATGAGCAGCGTCTCAGTTCCTGACTGGTATGAAATGAAAGAATTTAAAAAAAGCATCAATCTAAACGAAAAAGATTTGTTATCAATGTCTTTAGAAGAGCTATGTGAAAAATACAATATTCCTATGCCTTAATTTTTAATCAAAGGCGTTAATCTTTTTAAGCTTACCTAAGTTAGTAGACATACCCCAGCCACTATCATTTTTAACGTCTGCTAGCCAAGTACTAAACTCAACACTATCATCAAGAGAACCCCATACTCTTAACCAACCACTTCGATTATCAGAGTCAACGCATTTCCATCTCATAAATGGCTTGCCGTTCTTTGTAGTCTTACGAATAACTTCTGTTACTGTAAACCATCCAATGCCACGTTGGCCACTAGGTATATCAAATAGGCTGTTAATTTGTTTTGCGTTTAACTTTTTCATTAATTCAGGTGGAAATAGGAGGTCGTCACTTGCATCATTACTGAGTTCAAAGTAATTCTTGATTTTTTCTGATCTATTCCAGTCTTGAACAACTCTAAATTTTGAAATTAAGCTTTCTACGATCGGCACAATAACTTCATCGTTTTTTTGTGCACGTTTTACAGCAGTTTTTGTCATTCCCCAATAACCTTTCTTTAATGTTGTATAGTTATCGAGGATTAAATCGTGTAGCTGCTTATGATTATCAAGATCACCATCTTTAAACTCTTGGAGAGACTTAAATGCTTCCATCTTTGTTAGTGACGCAAAAGCTGTTTTATTTAACTTGGAATGTTTCCATACACCTTCTTTATCAAAAAATAGATTATTTAAGTTTTTATATGGTCTATTTGCAAATACTTCTTCAACAGCTTTGTCACCTACTCCTTTAAGAGATGTTAACGGAGGAACAAAAGCTTTTAATTCTTCAACATACTCCCATTCAGAACCTGAGTGATTGAT